GACCAGATGCGACATTGGGCTTCTCGATGGGCTGCAGGTTGTATCGCTCAGACAAGAACCGCACGACCGTGTCGGCAATCTCTTTCTTCTCTTCCGGCTTGAGGTCGTACCCGGCCTCGTAGAGTTCCTGGACTTGGTTCTTAATCCCCACCAATTCGTCAACCACTTCAGAGACGCGATTGTTGGCATTGTTGACCTCACCAAAGAGGTTGTTGCAGTCAGTCCTAGTCAGATCCAACAGCGAACTCAGGTTCCCAATCGTCTTGTTGATCTTGTCGATTGCCTTCCCATTCAGATCGACAATCAGCTCCAACGCACTCATCTGCTTGCTCCTCTAGTGGCCCCAGCCACCGCTCAAAGTATCCCCAGGCGTAGGCAACAGCCAACAGCCCAACCAGTATCGCCAGTTCCAACATCGCTCTACTCCTGTCTGCGTCTTCGGCAGTGTGGCCACTATCTGGACCACACCGCCGAAGACATCGCAGATGACTCTTACGCCTTGGCGAGTTGTTGAGCCAATCGCTGCAGATCCGCGAAGAACTCAGCAGTGCTGGGGTCCTTGCGGATGGCGTTGGCTTCCGACGCCTTGGCGAACCCGGCCTCGATCTGTGCCATCATGGATTGGAAGGCGACCAACCCCTCGTAGGGCATCTCGACTTCCCGGACCAGCCGGTCGTTGGGTTGGGACTTGCGATCCGCGTCGGCGGACTCATGCGGAGTGCCGTCGCTGTTCGTCAGCTTCGTGCCCTCGTACGTGAGCTTGATCCGCCACATCTCTTGACTGACTCGTTTCCCCATTGCTTCGCTCCGTCAATTTTGCAATTAAGATTGTCTCGGCCCGAACTTGGGCCAACTTCTGCAGGACGTCACACACGTCCCGTTTTCCTGCCTCGTGCTTCGTGATCGGAAACCGGCCCGCCAAGAAGACCGCCAGTTGTCCGAAGTGCTGCTCGATGTCCGCGAAAGGACACCTCGGCTCTGCCCCGCTCGATGTCGAGTCGAAGGCATCTAGCCGGAACTGAATCGAAGGGTGGTGGCTCATCTGCGACCGCCGATCATTTGAGGGCTGCGGTGTAAATAATCTCGACCATCTTGAAGAACGACACTGCCGCCCCCCCCGAGGCCAGAACGAACCCGGCACACAACAGTCCTAGTTTGATTTTCTCACCCTTGCTCATCTGCGTGGTCCTCCAACATGCTCAAGTAAGTCTCGATCTCCTCGACCGACTTCCGTGCGTCCCGCTTGATGTCGCGGGTTTGCTGCTGTTCCTCGTCGAACCGTTCTAGCTGCCGGAAGTACGCGTTGTAGAACTTATCTGGATAGCTTCGGGCAAACTCCCAAAGACCAATGGCGCCCTTGGATGGAGGCGGGTGATCCTTGGAGATCGATCCGTCATTTGCATGAGCATAGGCCCACTGCATGTCTTCCCAAGGGATGGGTTCGACTTGTGACTGTTCGGCTCCAGACTCCTTGGCATTCCGGTCCCGTTCTTTCTGCTTGGGCGAGACAAGGTGATCCAGGCTGATTACCCCGTCTTTGATTTCCTCGAATAGTGGTCCCGCTTGATTCCGTTCGTCGTAAGGAATGACCCGGATGTCCGGGCATGGGTCCGGCAGTCCCGTCAACGCCGAGTATTGGTGCATCATCAAGATGAATGCGTCCTTCTCGGAGTACCCCTCTCTCCTCATGGACTCCCGGAACCGAACCGCCTCTTGCCATTTTCTCCGCTGAGACAGTTCTCGCTTGTATTGCTTCTTGAGCTGGGTGTAGTTCTCGACGTCAATCGATAGGTTGGTCATGCGGTGAACACTACATGGGGCCTGGAAGCGTACTGACCTTCGTTAATCTCGACGTCATTTTCTGCTGGGGTCGACTGGCATGTGACAATCGTCTCATTGAATCGAGGCGACGGGTGTGGCGTGGATGGGTACTGGGGGCGGTCGTTGTACCGCTTGAGCATCTCGTCAGCGAAGTCTCGCATCTTCTCCAGGAAGTCAATCATGTCTTTGTTCGGCGGGTGTGGGTGTGGCGTGTTTCTCCACTTCGAGACTCGATCCAGTAGATCGTATGGGGCGTCCATCGGGGACGGCATCATGTAGGTCATTTGTGCTCTCTCCGGGAATGAATACCACCTGTCGACCCTCAAAGGTGAAGACCTTCGGTAGCTGCGGTGCTGACTCAAGGATGGCCAGGATCTTTTCGGTAGCGTCTGCGATTCGCGTGAGGTTGTGGTGGTCTGGTGAAAGCCCCAAATACTGACCCATCTGTGCTCCTGGCCTGTTGTGTAATTATCCCAAGTATTCAGCGATGAAATGTAAGTATTCCAACTATACTCAGATTATGTAAGTATTCCAATTATGATGTAACTCTATATATCTAATAGACTTATATATAGAATTAACTAATTAATAGGGATAATAACAATTGATATGGCACCTCTCTCACGGAGATCTCCGCGAGAGACCCCCCTCAAATATAATTATTATTCTCTGTCGTGTTGACTAAGTGAGAGTAATGATACTTGAGGGGTTCGTGTGTTGTGGTGGAATTGTCAAAGCCCCGAGGTGGAGTCGAACCACCGTTGCCGACCTTGAAGTGGCCGATGTCTTGCCGTTAGACGACAGGGGGCGAGAGCCATGTGATGGATTTGCACCATCGTTTCTGCCTGGGATGGCAGCGTCCTGCTGTTAGACGAACACGGCTTGGCCGAGGCGACGGGATTCGATACCCGCAAGCAGATGAAAGAGTCCGGCTCTGTCTTGAGCTACACCCCGGTGTGCCCATTATACCAAAAAATGCTCTCTGTGTCAAGATCAGGGTGCTGATTATACCCTCTTTAGGTTCAAAACAGCATCTTGGTCCGAGGGTGGTATGTAGGAGTCCCAGAACCCAACGGGGTGGGGGTCTGGATCGGCTTTTTGCTGTACAAATGAACACCCCTCCCCCCGTCGCTATCCCTATTGGACCATCGCTCTGGACCTACAATAGCAGTGTCATCGCTCGATGCAACCTCTTACTATGGTGGTGGTTAGTGAACCCTTACGTCCACTATGCTCTCATCTCCCCTGGTCCAGACTGGTCCGATGTCCTCTGATCTGAGATAGCTCGCCGTTATTGCAATACGATTGCAATAACAATCAGATTGCAATAACTGTCTCATCTCCCAACTGTCCACCAACGACATCGTTAGAATTATTTCAGGAAATATCAGCACACTGACTGATTTCTCGTGATTGTCTATTGACATCCTGTCGATGTCCTGCCTAAGATGCCCTGACCGGACGTTTCCGTCCCTAACCACCACCACCACCAAGAAGGAAAGCATCATGAGACTCAGAAGGGTTCAAGCTGGAAGAGACTGGTTTTCTGAATATCGCCACAACGAGTACGAAGTCTATGAACTAGCCGACAAGTCATTGGGCCGCATGCAAGAGATGGCCGACAGGCTGAACCTTGCAGGGTATGAGGATGATCGGTGTGCCGAGAGGTGTGAGGATGGTCAATGGTCGGTTTGCTTCCAGATTGACAAATCCGATGTCGCATCATTCAAGGCGGACTATCGGCAATTGAAGCTCGGCGACGGTTTCGCAGCAGCAACTCAACTCAACTCATAGGGAAAACACAATGCCCAAGACCATCGAAACCCTGACCAGTCTTCCTAGCTCCGCCCCGGTAATCCACATGGAGCTACTAGCAACAGGCAGCCGCCAACGGCTGATGGCAATCGCCAGGGAGATCGACAACCAAATCGGCAAACGATACTACTTTCATCCCGATACGAGGCTGTACTTGGTTGACGATTATGCCGGAAAACCTGCCCTATTGTGTGACGGTCCAGATACAGACCGAGTTTACTTGTTTGCTGCTGGCATGGATCTTGTGATGCCAGATTGAAGACGACTAAAACCACCACCACCACCACCACTAACACGAGAAGGACAAGACAATGACTAAGACTATCGACAACGCCCAAGACTTCGCTATCCGCATGGTATCGGGTTCGCCCTGGGAGATCGCCAAGGACCTAGGGATTCACTACACGGGCGACATGTCACCGATTCCGCATGGTGGTATGTTCTACAATTCGCACAACTGGGATCGCTACGGATACGCTGATTGTGTCAGTATCTACGAACTAGATGGGAAGATCTTCATTGAATGCGGGACGATCAATAAGTCCGATGACTTGACCAACGCGTTAGCTTGTATCGGCCAAAGTGCAGACACTGCCGACATCCTTGTTCAGATTGAAGCTTGCGAGTCCTACGATGGCTATGAAGTCTTGCAAGACTTCTCAGGCGATTATCGCAAGTCTTACCCGTACGACCGCAACAATGATCCCAGCCAACCGCTAGAGGACGGGACAATGGTCGAAGACATCGACAATGTCAATGATCCCAATTTCGATTGCTACTGGAGTGAATCGCCGGTTTGGGCAGATGTCTGGGGATGGATTAGTGGCCTGCAAGAATAAGTGACTACTGCTGACTGCCCTGGATCGCTCCTAGGGCAGCATGTTGTATTCACCACCACCACTAGGGAGATCAAGAGATGACGAAACCACAATTGACTGCAACATTTCTTTATTGCGGGATGCCAGACTATTGGCCAGGGCATGGGGATCGATGGGATGACAACGCAGGTTGCTTGTTTGCTTACTACGATCACACCACCACATTACGACAATTGATCGAAGAATGGTGCGACGATTACTGCAACGGCGGTGATTGCGATACATTCCCGGACGTCTTCACTCAAGATGACGTCCGTAATGCGTTGATCGGCATGCTATCCCCTCAAGGGTTGGCCGATTACGAAAGCAACGCAATCGCTGGCTGTGCTGCTGACTACAGAGATGCGAACGAAATTGAAGACATCGAAGACGATAGCTGTGAATTACCGTTTGCAGTTGTGTTACTGAAGATTGAAGACTGACCACCACCACCACCACCACCACCACCACCAACGAAAGAGAGAACAGAAATGAGCTATTTACAAGAGGCAACCCGATACCGCGATTACGCCCCTACACAATTCGATCATCACATCGTCTTGGACGATCAAGAGGACTGGCTAGTCGCTCCGGTATCAATCACTCGTGATACGCAATGCTCCGTCACATTGTCCAACTGGGCAGCCATCCAAGAGGACCTAGAACGTGAGGGGATCGATTACGATATTCACCGATTTGGTCACTGGGGTCCGGGATGGTTTGAGATCATCCTGATTGAACCAACCGAGAAGGCTGCTGAGTGGTTGTACGATACTAAGGGGGCACTCGCGGATTATCCCGTCTTAGATGAATCCAAGATGAGTGAAATCGAATCGGAGCAAGAGATGGACGCTTGGGACGGATGGTTGTATCGTGATTTTGAGGACGCACTAGAGGACAGACTCGACATTACCCTAGAGGATGACATCTCGTATGAGGCGTTCAACGATTGGCGTGAATTAGCCTGTGTAGATTGGAACCATGGCAATGACGGTGCCGGTATCAACATCGAAAGCATAATCGATTCAATTAGCATCGACGATCTTGAATCGGCTGGAATTGAATTCACGCACAATACCCCGCAAGGGGACGTCTGGGAATTGCTCAGTTTCGACGGTCACCTCATCTACTGGTCCGAGTCTTGGGACGCAATGCGGGAATGGTCGCTCTCTGGACAGACGATAGTCGCGGCACCATACGACGCACAGCGACACGATTATGAGATCGAACGTACTCCTAGTGTGGTGTGTTGCTACGGCTAGTGGTTGTGGTGTTCGCCCCCCAAGCGTTCTGGGGGCGATAACCGTACCCACTAAACCACCACCGCTAATGAGGAGTGTTAAATGTTCGCAGCAGTAGGTAACAAGAGATGGCCGGTCAGCAGACGGCATACGGCACACAATTGCGGTCTGTGGAGAAACGGCAAAGGGTATAGCCGAAACATAACCGGATACGCGGTCACATCCCACGACGGCGTCGAACGATTTATCGAAGGAAATCGAGAAGCTCTTAAGGAATCGTTGTCGCTGATAGCAAGCAACTATGGCCTGAAATTTACCGGGCTGCACTAACCACCACCAACGGGAGATCTGAACGTGAATCACTATCGCTTAAAAATCCACCAAGACACTGACGCAGGATCGCCACGAGACTGGGACAATCTGGGGACGATGGTCTGCTGGCATCAACGTTACAACTTAGGAGATGAGCAACCCCGACAAGATCCCGGAGATTACTTGCGGGATCTTGTATGCCGTCATGTCGGGGCTGATTCCCGCTACGTTCCAGACCAGCACATCGAACGAATCTTGGAAAAGTATTTTGTTCTGTTGCCGTTGTATCTGTACGACCATGGCGGATTGTCAATGAACGTCGGCGGGTTTCATTGTCCGTGGGATTCCGGTCAAGTCGGCTATATCCATTGTCTCAAAGGGACGGAGGGACTGACCGACGAACAAATTGAACTGATACTCAAAACTGAAGTCCTACAATACGACTCGTTTTTGCGGGGAGAATGTTACTGGTTTGAACTGGTCGAAGTCGAGACGTGCAGTGCGTGTTGCTGTGAACTTGAGGAGACATCCGACACCATCGGCGGTTTTATTGGCAATGACATAGACGAACTCATTAAGGAAGCCCTTACCCACTTCGGTATGACCGACCGGGAAGATGAGGTCGAAGTAATCGAAGAGATCCAATACAGCTAACCGATTCCCGTGACGATTGTACTGAACGGGATAACCACCACCACCAAGAAGGGAAGAGACATGAGCGACGAAACCACTAAACGCGAAGAGCTGCAAGAGGTCGGCCAGTGTGCTTATGAGTCGATTGTCGATATGGTCGCTGCGTTGCAATGCGACTATGACCGACTCAAAGAATTGAGGACCGAACGTGGAGACTTTGACGGCGATGGCTACGACTCGGACGTCTGGGAAGAGGTCTTCCCGGATGATGCCGAAGAGTTGAGGGAACTTGAGGCCGACGCTGGCGACTGCGAAGACGAGGATGACGCACGCGAACGCATTATGGATGATCCGTTGTCGCTGCAAGTCCGGTCTGACTGGCACGCACCAGGGGCAGAAATGGAAGCAGAAGAGTTTGAGTTATTGCTTGCTACTGGAGGACCAGCAGTGCGGATAATCGGAACGCTAGGGGGATTTGGTGAACCTGAAACCGCAACGCTACAAGTGCAGAACTGGTTCACGCCTTGGACTGATTATGTAGGTGCCGACGAGGATGTACTATTGGCGTACTGCCATCAATTCTACTATGGCGAATAAGTAAAACCCTCAACCGTCCCCCAGCGAGTCTGGGGGCGTCTTGTAGGTTTTACGTCACCACCACCATAGGGAGATCAAGATATGCCAGAAGAAAAGAAAACGTATCGTGTAACCGTAATGATGATGCGGGAGTATTCTTGCACTGTAGACATTGAAGCTAGTGACGCATGGAGTGCGGGCGGGCTGGTTGGGCGTGCTATTGACTCCCGCGACTTTGCAAAGCTTAATCCTACTGACTGGAAGTTTGACGGGGCTAGTGACCCTTGGGTTGTCAGCGATGGCGTAAAGGCAGTTTAACCAACACCACCACCCCGGAGCCTACCTAACATGAAGCACGACACAATCAAACCGCTGATCGGACTCGAAGACGACTGGTACGACGCAACCGCACCGATTGAGACAGAACCACCACAAGAAGACCCGCCACCGATGTGGTTCGATATGCTGGTGGTGTTGCTGATTACGATCCCGATCATGTTCTTAGTTGGATCGATGTTGTCGAAGTAAAGTCACCTTACCCGTCCCGGTGCGTCCGGGTCGGCATTGGTTACTTTACTTCACCACCACCAGGAGACGCCATGAAGGTTGTTGTTGAAATAGACTTAGATGCAGTCGGGTTCGACGGTGAGACGCCCACGAACGTAATAGCACAATGGGCGTTCCATATATTGGGACATCAAGTGTCGAAATGGAGCCAAGTCCAGGATAGGGGCAACGCGAACATCTTAGGACCCAATGATGATATCGTCGGGTATATTAGATTTGAGGACTAACAACACCAGGAGAAGCCATGAAAGAGCAATGGAACAAGGGCGACGAGTTCTGGCAAGCTGAGGCCATCGTCAATACGCGATTCGGCCCAGCGACAATTTGCCAAAATCAAGACAGTATGGGCGAGATGGGTTTGCCGACCGAGTCACGTCAAGAGTCAATCAATGCTGCCTGCGATTGGCTTGACTTGCAACACGAGTCGTACCGAGAACTCGTCACGATTTGGATTCGCAAGCATGTCGTCCAGTGCGTTGATGCGGACGGGGCGATCACCGGATCGTCGATCACTGGGAGCATGGTTTGCATCTGCGGAGGGAACAACAATGAGCGAGAGTAGATTCTCTATACCCGACGAGATCGACGGACGGCCAGTGCGACCGATACCCAACTGGCCGGATTACTACATCTCAGACGAGGGCCGGATATACTCGACGAAGAATAGGGGAGCACCACCTAAGAAGTGGTCGCGAAAGACTCGCAAGAAGAAAATCAAGCCGCGTGAACTGAAGACCAGCTACCTGGAATGGACTGGCCGGTTCCACATTCGTCTGTATCGGTACGAAAACGGCAAGAGGCAACGACGCATGTTCCGCGTCGGTGATCTGGTGTTGCGTACGTTCGACCCGGACGGGTTTGTACCCGGTGCAGCCGCCCGCCACGTCAACGGGATTCTGACCGACAACCGAGTGAGTAATCTTTATTGGGACACTCGGCTCGGATATACAACTCGTGAAGATAACTCGATCTTGGAGTAAAACAATGTCAATCGTTGGAACAATGGTTAACGTCGAGGAAATGATCGGGATGCTCGAAGCTGCCCGAGATCACCTTGAGGAAAAACATGAGGATGCACGTAGATCGGAGGCGGATTGGGACGATCTTCCTTACGCGGAGAAACTCCCTGGACTGCTCTTGGAGTGGTTGGACAACGCCAAGAATGACGTCTCATGGCGAAGTTGCGACCATGACCGCTACTCGGACACCGAAAGGTACTGCAATGTGGTCATAGAAACCACGTACAGCATTCCCTGGAAGCTTGTGGACTACAAGAATCAGGTGCAGTGCTCATACGAAGACATCGTCTACAACGGAGTCGCCGTCAAGAGGACGATTCACCTGACTGACGCAAAAAACTGAGGTAACCATGAAAGCAATAGCCTATCTACGATTCTCACCCAGGCCACAAGGCAAGGTCGATAAGTGCGAATCGATTGAAGTCCAGGCCGACCGATGTCTCGCGTACGCGGGCATCGCCGGGCTGGACGTGATCGAAGAGATCGAAGACCGCGAGACGTCGGCTGGACAGCCACTGGCGGAACGTGATGGCGGGGGGCGGCTGGTCGCCCGCCTCAATGAAGTGAACGGTCCGAAGCACGTGATCGTCCACCGGCTGGATCGGATCTTCCGGTCCACGTCGGACGGTCTGTTGCAGATGGAAGTTTGGAATCATAAGGGAATCACCCTCCACTTAGCAGCACAAAACGGCGTGATGGTCGACTCATCTACGGCCACCGGGAAGCTGATCTTGACGATGCTGTTAGCTCAATCGTCGTTCGAGCGTGACATCATTGTCGAGAGAACTAGCGACTCAATGAAGAGACACCAGGAGTCTGGCCGTCGCATGACTCGCCCCGACAAGCTGCCTTATGGGGAGATGCCGGACCCCAACGACCCCAGCCGGACGGTTCCTTGTTCCTATGAAGTGAACGTGATCAATCGCATTCTGGCATTGCACTCGGATGGTATGTCACTACGAAAAATATGCCGCCAGTTGGAAGCTGACGGCATATCTCCTCGCGGAAAAGAATGGCGACATGGGACGATCAAGTCAATTATCAATCGTCACTCGGCTTAGTTTCCTCGATCTTGCACTCGATGTCGTGAAGCGTGTTCTCAAGAGTGGCGACACGCTTCCGCAGCGAGAGGGTCTCGATATAGTAGTTGTCGGCAACTTTGGAAACGTCAGATGCCTCTTTTTTGAGACTCTCGTTTGCGTCATTTAGGCTCGCCACGTGTTGGTGAAGTTCGGAGAATTCGCGATCCTTCTTGGCTAACGCATTGCGAGAAGCAGCATTGTCCGCCGTCAGCATGCCAATCACACTTTGCTTCGACCGGCATCGATCCTTAAGGATGTCAATACGATCTCGAAGTTCCTGAGAACCGCAATACTCAACCTTCTTATTCAACTCAACGATCTCGGACTCGCGTTCGTTGAGTTCGTTTTCCAGATTGACGATGGTCTGTCCGTTCTTTTGGCAGGTGTCCTGCAGCCCATTCACTAGGGCGTAATGGCGGTCCAGTCGTCTCTGGATCTCGTCCCGTCGCGATCTCGCTCGATCCCGCTCGTCGATGACCGCATCGAGCTGCCGTTCGAGGTCTGCAATCTTATCGATCTGTTGCTCCTCGGCTTTGACGACCTCGTCGGCAAGTTCGTCAATCCTCTTGGTGAGCTTCTGGGAATCCTTTTTCCAGAGATCGTGAACAAGCTCAACTTCTTGGCGTGCAGCTTCGCGTTCGTTTATCAACCGGTCTCGGTACTTAATCAATTCTGTGTAGGACTCAGCTTTCATGGTCACAGAGTTTTCGTGGAAAAACATAATCAAAACTTCTCCCAATAAATAAAGGTGGTGGGTTCGGAAAGTCCAGAGCAAACACTCTTGTTGGCTTTAACTGATGCGATCTGCGAATCGTCGTGAAACAATCGACCATTGAGTGCGTCAGCAACGGCTTTAACGAGATTGTCCACGTCCGGCTTGGATGTGTGGGGATACGACGGCATCGGCTTCGTCTTCCAGACCTTCGATTTCGGTCTCGGAAACCAGAAATTAACCCTCAGCCGTACGGGTGTCCCTCGAGGAATTGGATCTGCTCCTGTTTCCTCAAAAGCCTTCACAATCCGGGACTTGTAGTCCCAGATCGCATGGCTCTTAGGTATGTAGTTATGCCCATTGCGAGTGTGTCTCTGGCGTGGCTGGGCAACCGGCACGCCAGGAACTACAATCTCACCGCTCACGACGCATCCTCGATCTGTTGCTTGAGGTGGGCGTAGCCAGCGAGGTCACACAGATTGTCCCGCTTGTGCTTGAACGCCTCGCGAACAAGCTTGACATCCATCATCATCATCGGGACGTCACGTGCTTCAACGACCGTCCCCAACAACTGAGACCACCGAACAGCAATCTTCTCGGCCTCTTCGGGGAAGTCGCCATAGGACTGATTGCGATCCTTGGACGTGAGGCGTGCCGCTTCGTCGAGAATCGTCTCTACTGCCGGAGATCCAGCGAACGGATCTTTTGTCTTACTGTTCGCCGTGTGTCGAAAGACTTGACTGCCCGCTGGCTTCTTGCCTTCAACAGATATGAGGTATTCGTCAAAGCTATTCCCCCAGCCCTCGTAGGACCCCTCTTCGTTCCCGCGACTGAACCGCGAGCGATGGAAGTACCACACGGGGATTCCAAACCTTCGTGCTTCGTCGAGTTCGGACTCCGTTCCAGAGCTGCCGGGGATGATTGCCGCGATGGCATCGCTTACTCGAACCCACGCAAGACATTGCTCAATCCATCGCACGTAGTGGAATTTACACCCGTGCTCCCATTCGGCATACATGGTGAGGTGTGGGCACAGTGGTTCGTACCCTGACTCCATGAGCCTTTTGAACAGCTCACATGCAGTCCGCAGGTTTTCCTTGATTTCATCTGGGTCTGCATTGGCTCCGTTCGTTAGCGGTCCTGCGATGTAGACTCGCTTGCCTCGGCGGCTTGCTTTTCGGCTTTCTTCTGTGCTCGTAGACATCGTCGTTCCTCTTCCTTCTTGAGTCTGGTGGTGGTGTTTGCCAGATCCTCTGGCGTTGCGAGACCTACAACGGCATCGCATGGTGCAGAACTGATTGGCGGAAGTCCTTCCCAGAGATCCAACCCTTGCTCGTAACGTGACTCCAACTCTCGAAGTCTCGCCTCGTGAACTTCTGGGTCTCGCTCTTGGCGAACTTCCTTGACCTCATAGAAACGGGGGATCTCCTCAACGCGATGGCGAATATGGTTACCGCCTCTTACTGGAGAGATTGCCGTCCCAAAGGCTTCCGCTTCGTTGCTTGACAACTTGATCATCTGCGTCTCCTAGTCCAATACCTGATAGATCACCGATTTCTTTCCCGGTCCATCCGATTGGGTGATCGCAATCATTCCGGTCTCGACTAAATTGTCGATGATTTCTTTTCGGTCGCGTCCGTTGAATCCCGAGAATCTGGCCGACGTGGCGGACTTGGTTGCTTGCTTACCCTCTTGTTTGCGGAGCCACTCCAAGACTTGTTTTTGTTGCTTGTCGAACTTGGAAATCGCAATGTGGTTCGACGCCAAGTACAACAGTCGCTCGGTGCAATACTTCGAGACGGCACACCCCCACTCACCGGCATCGAGTGTGATCTCGGGCGAGTAGTGGTTCTTCGAGCACGCATAGACCAACGCAAGCCGGATCGCCTTTTCACGAGCACGACCCCACGGTGAAGATCGCTCCCGGTATTCAGGAGTGGACCGCATGTCGTCGCAGAACTCTCCGAACTGGTCGAAGAGTGCATCCGCCTCGGGCGTGGTGGGTACTTCCATCAACACGGGGTTGGAGATCGAGCGGACGTTTCCTTCACCCCGCAGGTGAATCCAGTGCTCGGCGACGTCACGAATCTCTTTGGAGAGTTCAGGGATCCCCTTTGGCCTTTCCTTGTTGATCCGAGGCTTGGAACTGCCCTCAAACCACAAGATTCGACTAAGCCACCCATCTTCCAGCTGTTCATCAGACATTGAGGCGTAGATCGGCTCTGGCGTCCCGGTCGCGTACACCGATGGGCAGGGATTGGTGATGCGAATCGTCTTGGATGAGTCAGCCTTGGCCGGTCCAATGAACGTGCTGTTTTGTGACGAGAATATGACCTTGAGGTACTCTGGGATGTCTCTTTTCCACGACTCCGCCTTGCCGCCAAACACACCCACGAGGAACTTGCCGAACTCATCGATCTGCCATAGACCAGCCGGGCAATCCGCCACCCCTTGCAGAAACCCAGACGAACTGGCGATGCCTTCCCCTGCGTAGAGTTCCATCCCACCGCACTCTTCTAAGATTCTGCGGTTGGTTTCGCGTGCAGCTTCCTTACCGTACGTGGATGGGGCAGTCCCCATGTAATAGAGGCCGGTGTAGTTTCCGTTGTCGCTGATCACCTTGCGGGCACAGAGTGTGGACATCAGGGCGAGGGCACCAGCCAATGCCAACACGGGTTGCTTGTAGTGAGCTGTCGCGTTGGTCCATGCCGCCACGTGGCCCACGAATCCCGGAACGTCTAGTAGATCGGTCGGGAATGTGCCGGGATTTGGTGGAAACGCATACCCACTACGTCGTCGCTCCTCTTGGTTCTCCATTGCTGAGAAGTCGACTGGCGGCTGGTAGGGGATGTTCTCTTTCGCCCATTTGGCGAGGCTGCGAATCCCGTCCGGGTCGGCTGGTTCCGGCTGGGTCGAGAACATCGCCATCAAGATCGTGGCAATCTGGTCACGAGACCACCCCTCTCGGCTGAGGTGTACGGCGTAGTCTTTAGCGAAGTGGTGGCGTGTTCCAGGGACAATCACCAAGCCTTGCTCGCTGACTTGGGTTTCTCCGTGTTGGCCAGAGTTCCCTTCGGACTCAATCAGATCGAAGATTGCTTGCGGGACTGGCAACGGATCGACGTCGTCGAGCGACAGGCCCTCAACCCATTGATACATCACACCCGACTCGTGCATTGACGGAGGGAATACCGATTGGGCACCGTTGTACCCAATGCGAATCTCCAGCCCTCGACACATCCGCATGCCGACCGGAGGAAGTCGGTCGCTGTATTGGAAAATCTTGTGCGTAGATCGCTTTGATCTGTAGGTAGGCGTGTAACACTCACCCACCACCTCTTTGAATGTCTCTTCGCCTTGGCTGGTGTCGAACTCTATGTCGATGATGCCCGACTCGGGTCCAAGTTGGACGCCGATGTTGGGAACTTCCTTGACGTCCCAAAGGCTAGTAGCAACCTCTTCGTCGGGTGCAGCTCGGTGCTGCCACCCCTTCCCCCAGATCGGCATCTTGCCGTCTAGCGGGATCACCTTGAAGCCGCGACTGATGTAGTCGTATGCAGCTTGCAGGACTTGGTTTCGTTCTGGTCCCTTAAATTCCATCCGTGCGTGTCTCCTCAGAATGGTGCGTCATCAAAGAACAGTCTTTGATGTGTTGTCTCGTACTCTTCGCGGGCCTTGTCGGACTCGACCACCTCATCAGTGATCACCGCACCGACGACCGGACCGCGTCCCACGATCTGGTCATGCTGTCCGCGTTTGGATTCAACCTCGATCCAATCGGGAATCCCAACCTTGCCTTCGTTCGCCAGCCGGACGGCCTCGGCTGACGTCTCGGGGCAATCACCGCTCGCGTGATGACGCCACCAATCCTCGGCCTTAGTGCGGGCATAGCCGGTGTGCTCAAAGCAGACCCACTCTTTCACGAGGTGGGTGACCCCTAACAGATACTCAACCCGCATCGTCTTAGGGGCATCGGCGGGGGCATCTTTCTTCTTGTGTACAGCCCACCAACAATCCTTAACCTCGAACCGCTCGACGGTCGTCCCGTTGCCGTTTCCTGACAGGACGTCTTGATCCGCTGGGACAGCTTCATGTTTCGGGTTACCGGGAGGCGGGAACTCGTAGCCACAGTCTTCACACTCACGGGCAGCGATGTAGGTGTAGAGTCCGCAGTCGGGGCATGCCTTCTCTGGTGCCTCTCCCGGTTCGCTCTTGCCGGTCTTTTCGCAGACCTCAATCGAATCCACCGGGCCGTGGCGGTCGATGTTTCCGGCGTAATCCAAAACGAGGCAATCAGTCTTGGTGTGGTGTAGCCGAAAGCCACGACCAACCATCTGGTAATAGAGACCGGCAGACATGGTCGGCCTCAGCATGGCCACGCAGTCGATGTTGGGTGCGTCGAATCCAGTGGTTAGCACATCCACGTTGATGAGGTACTTCAAACGGCCTCGCTTAAACGACTCCAGCAACATCTCGCGAGTGTGAGGCTTGGTCTCGCCGGTGACGATTGCACAATCTTGCTCAAGGGTGTTGTGCAGATAAGAATTGACCGTCTCTCCGTGTAACACACCACAGGCAAACACCAGCACGGAGTGGCGGTCTTTTGTTAGCTCGGCAAGGTTGTTGCAGGCGTCAGCGACATTCGCCATCGCCGCTGTTTCCATCGAGGAATTCTCGAACTCCCCGCCTCGAACCTTGACGTTCGACCAGTCGTAGCGGTGGCCAACACGACTGACGAGAGATGATAGAAATCCCCCCTCGATCAGCGTGTTGACACCGACTTCGTAGGCCACTTCATTGAGAATGTTCTCGGACTTGCAGATTCGCCCAGACCCGAGGCGGTAGTCAGTGGCCGTGAGTCCAATGAGACGAACCTGGGGATTAACTACTCGGGTGTCTCGCAGGAATGTTTGGTACATCCCCTCATCGTTAGCTCCGACGTTAGGGATTAAGTGGCACTCATCAAATAAGATCAGCCCAAAAGCACCAAGCTCTGGTGCTCGCTTATAGATCGATTGGATTCCAGCAACGATGACTTGCTGTTGCGTGTCTCGACGCTTGAGTCCTGCCGAGTAGATGCCGACCGGCATCCTGGGTGACATCAGGCGGACCTTCTCGGCGTTCTGCTCGACAAGCTCTTTGCGATGGGCTACGATAAGCGTTCGCAGGCCCCATTGCGTGGCTGCGATGTTCGCAATCTCCGCCATGACTGGACTCTTCCCAGCCCCAGTCGGCAGCACGATCGCGGGGCTTTGTAGTGGGTCCGGGTGATCACAGAGCCACTGAAAAGACGCATCGATAGCGGCACGCTGATACCAGCGTAATTCCATTGTTAGTGCTCACTTGGTGGTGGTGGTTTGTCTAACTACGGCAGCGGCTTGAGCTTATTTAGCCCCCAGGCCATCACGCCACGCCTACGGTTTCCGCCGTTGATTCGGATGAAACGGTCCAACTCACGAGACTCAGGCCACTGACAACCACGGATGATATAACCGCCCGGAAGACGGCAAAAACCGTGAACGTGAATGCGAATCCCGCTCGTGTGGTCGTAAACTGCTGAACCTGCTTGAACCCACCCAGGTCCAGGCTTGATGACTTCGCTCATAGGTCTGGCGTTTCGGGTTCGGTGGTGGTAAGAAAGGCCCGCCCTGTCTACTGGAGACGCGGGCAGAGACAAAACCCAACAGGGCGGGCCTCGGATGGATTAGAACCGCTCAGCGTTCGCGGGCGGTTGCCCTTGTAGAGCACCGGCTGCCTGTTGAGTCCACGGGGCGACACTCGGCTGTACGCCTTGTCCCGCAAGCACGCCAGCGTTCGCCGGTTGCTGTGGAGATCGTTGCTGCGGCGGAACGTACGGCGAGTGGGTCTGGGGTGCTTGCTGTTGAGGAGCAACACCACCACCAGCGGAGAATCGATGCACAACATCGTTTGTCATCTTCGACTGGTCGTCATTTCTCGCCTTGACCTTGACCTTGATCTTGAGAGGAATGTCGTGGACCTCACGGCTGTCGCTGATGCGTTGCTTACCGACCGCATTGCAGACCGCAGACCATTTACGTTCCCCCATGTTGCGACCTTTGGGGTTGGTCGAATACAGCCCTAGCCACTCCTTGACTTCGGAACCGGCATACTGCCCTTCGATGACCTTATAGGTCAACTGCAGTTGCTTACCACCCTCTTGCATCTGGCTCTTGATCGGCACGATCTCGGATTCGGTCACAATGACGGTGTACTCTCCCTCGGGAAGGACCTGATATTCCGAGTCCTCCCCGGCAGGTTCGTGCTGGGTCGCGTCGAAAGGTTGTAGTAATTGTGCCATAACTTACTTGCTCTCCTGATTGGTGGTGGCTTGTGGGTAGAGATACGAAACGTATGCGTCCCATGACAGCGGGATTTGTTCGGGCATCCCGTTCACCCGGTTCTTGGCTACATGAGTGGGTGCTCCCGTCGTGAACAAGACTCGCTCATTTGAGTTAATCGCACGCACCCGCTTTTTGTTGAATCCGACGTCTTGCTCACTGGTGTACGTCTTGTAGTTGGCGAACAATACGTCAGAGCACCATTCGACAACCATCGGGCCGATCTTCTTGTGGAGGTCCGGCGAATAGCGGTCGTATGGTTCGTGATGGGGGTCATTGAATCGCTCGATCTTGGCGTGGGCGATGATCATAATCATCATGCTCCGCTCTTCATTAGCTCGCATTAGTAGCTTAAGAAACTCTTCGCACTTCTCTTCGGCGGTCGAGTACCCAGCCCCGTAGGGGATGTCAGCGATTGACTTCATTCCAGCCATTTTTGCGACATGGGAGAACAACAACCGCTCTAGCCAGTCAATGCTGTCCAGGACCAACGAAGAAAAGTTATGCTCCTCGTTTATCAATGCGTAGACTTGTTGCAGCACAGCGTCGTAGCTGCCCGCGACCCCCAATGTGGTGACGTCAAGATGCTCAGCACCGTCCTCGGTCTGAATGAAGAACGGCGATGGCATGTTTGCACCGATGGTGGACTTTCCGATCCCAGGTGGTCCGTAAACCATCGACCTTCTGGGCTTGGGTTTTTTTGACGAGATGTACGCTTGCGACAATAGACTGCCGCCGAATGGATCATTCATACTTTCGCTCTGATGTGTTGTCCTTTTTCGAGTTTCGCTCCGGGGATACTCGCCCCAGCAATGAGGTCTTCACGCAGTGCGGGCTTGTTTGGTGACGACACCCACTGCATGTAGCGATGGGGTATCATGGACTCATCAACCACAAGCGATGGCTGGCTGTTGTTCTGCAGAGATATGGACGGGCCGTTACCGACCTTAGTCTTACCTTCCGCCTTCATCGCATCCTTGAGGTATTGCTTCATCCATTCTTGGCGACTCACGAGACCGTCTTTTTTCTTCTTGAGCCTCTGGATTTGCTCATGGTACGCAGCCTCCTCTGCCCTCCAATTCAGCAACATCCTGGCGATGTTGGTGTACTTGTCTTCCTTGCGGGCTTCGATGTAGTCCATCACTCGCGAGAGGTCGGGTGAAACTTCCCCGCCATTTTCAGTGGCGAGGTCGTACGCTTCCTCTTCGGCTTGGATCAACTCCATTAGGTTCTTGTCGAAGATTTCACTTACTTGGAGCATCAGTTTTTCATCCTCGCTCTTTTAGATATAAAAAACTCAATCCATCTGCCGGACGTGGGCACGAAAGGAGTAAAGAACCCACGTCCGGCAACCACTACCACTGACCTACTTGCCGTTCTTGCGGATAAACCAGTCAATCAGATCTTTCCCGTAGCAGACGAAACATCCTCTGCCGAACTCGACGGACGGCATCCCCTTTGCCCGCAGGGAGTGGAATTGATGAACCGAGATCCCTAAGATTTCCATCACGGACTCTTTGGGATATAACTCCTCAGGTTTTATTGACACTGGCGGGCCAGTCCGTGAGTCACTCATCCATCCATCCTCAAACCAGGGTGCTGATTTGTTCCTGACCAGAGAACAGTCTAGTGCTTGATTCTGATGTGTCAAACGACTCGACAGCATTTTGTTGGATTTTTGAGTCGGGGTTGCCTTTTTTTGTTGTGGCGTTTACCATATAGGTGTCGATTAGGTCACATACGGGTCCACATGGGGCACGTATGGACATTTACGGTAATTCAACTTTTTCTGGAGTAGGGCCAATGGGAGTTAAAAAGCAGGTACGAACTATTGAGGACTTTGAGCAGATGAGAGAGGAGCTACGCGAGAGTGTGGTGACTCTGGACGGAGCAATCAGGACGTTGAAGGATTGCAATCACGTCAGTGAGGTGCATGTGTTTAGCTCTGAAGTCATGCACAAATACTGGCCGAAAGTGATGCAGTTTATCGGCAAGCTGTCATGGGAGATTCGCGATCAAGAGCGAGACGCAAAGCGGCTGATGGACGAACAGCCCAAAAGTAAGAATCGTCGCAAATGAGAGTCTACGCAGTCAAAACAGGTGGGTCTAAGTATTTCAAGCTACGCTACAAGGACCCGGCCACAGGGAAATGGAAGCAAAAGTCATCCGGCTGTACTCGAAGACGCGAGGCAGAACGATGTGCGGATGACCTTGCTAAGCTACTCCAGAAGAACTGTGGGATTATTGAAGAGCGTCTTGAGTGGAGTTCGCTCGATGGACTTTATCGAGACCGGTACATCTCCAAGCTGGGCCGCAAGTCACAAGGCGGCCCAGCTACTACCGTCAGTGCCGTGACTCGTTTAATGGGAGTCACGTACGTCGACGAGATCACGACGGCGAGGATCGCGGAATGGATCGACAGGCTCCTGACTGAAGATCCAACACGGACTCCCACAACGATTGAGAACTACACTCGCTGCCTCAGGGGATTACTGAATTGGGCAGCGGAGAGAGAGTACATCTCGTCAGTACCCACGATGCCTCGGCTTCCAGGAAGGAAGTTAAAACAGGAGATGAAGGGCAGGCCCATCCTCGATCACGAGTTTGACAAGATGATCGAGGTGGCTGAGTCAGTGCTGCCGAAGGGGACGGCAGCACATTACCGCACGCTTATGCGTGGCCTCTATTGGGGAGGCCTTCGGCTACAGGAAGCACTCAGACTGCGATGGGAGAAATCAGACAAGCACTTTTCGATGGACTTCTCAGGAGAGTTCCCCATGTTCTGGATGCCCGCCGCGTTGGATAAGGCCAGGAGAGACAGGCTCATGCCCACTGCCCCTGAGTTTGTCGACATCCTCAATGAGATCCCTCGTGACGGCTTGCTGGTATTTCAGCTGCCAGCAAACCGCACTGGAACCAAGATTGGGTCACAGCCAATCTTAGATACGGTATCCAAGCGGATCTCGGCGGTTGGCGAAGCTGCCGGTATTGTGGTGTCAGAACGCGATGGCAAGATCAAGTATGCGTCCGCCCATGACCTCCGTCGCTCGTTTGGCACCAGATGGGCGTCTAAGCTGTCTCCGTCCGATCTTCAGCTCCTCATGCGTCACGCTAATATCCAGACAACGATGCGGTACTACGTTCACGCCGATGCTCAATCTCTCTGCAGCCGTCTCCGCTCTTTGTGACAGTTTTTGTGACACCTGTACTGGAAAAGGCTTAAAACAAGATGGTTCGAGTGTTAGTGCGTCGGATTGACCATCGTTAGATGTATGATCTGGCGGTCATCTATCACCCGATTTAGGCCAAACACCGACGTTTCAGGCCCCTGAAAACAAGACAAAACCCCACAACCGCAGATGGTTGCAGGGTTTTGTGACACCCTTTGTGACGGTCAGCAAATTCGGCGTGCTTCCCAGATTTGCATCGTCTCAGAATCCCATTCCCCGATAGCCTCATGGCGTGCCGCACCGGCTTGAGCCGCACCTGGGGAGAAGTAATTTCCGAGCAGCACGGAGTTGCCAGATTCGGGCGGATGGCTGAATAGTAGATACTCCCACGGCTCCCAAACTGGCAAGTCACCGGCTTGACTTTCCTGCGGTTCCCCGCTAACCTCCCCTTGGACATCTGTGCTCGACATAGAGAGTCCCCTTCTCTACTTGGTGGTGGTGAAGGTGGAGATCCGCTAACCATGCGGGTCTCCTTTTTTTATCGTCTTAGGGCAAACCTTAACACTGGTAATTGGCTTTTTCAACCCAAAGAATCAACGTGCTGGTCGAATTTCGTGAAGAATCTGATCTTTCCTACGTGAGTAGTAGAAGACCAGCCACGCAGCACCAATTGGCTTAGGTGGTTTTCCAGTCTCACAGTGCCAACCACCGAACCCATCTTTGTACTCTTCCTTATATGTCGGCAGCGTGACGTGCGTCTGGGTGTCGTGGTAAACTTTTCCTTGCTGGCTAAGCCGAACACGCTGAATATCTAATACCCACTGCTCGTGGACGTGCCCCGAGACCACGATATCGGCATCGGGCAGGTAATTCGCACGACGGTTTGATTGGATGACACCTTTCGTGACCGGACCTCCACCGCCGTATCCGTGGTCGTAGTGTAGGTTGATGGCCTTGCGTCCGCCAGAACCAGGAAACGAGAATCGGACCCAGCCTGAGAATCCCCCTGAGCATACGTTGCATCCACCGGCATTGAGTGCTCCTACTAGCATCTGGATGAGATCGATCTCGTGACGCTTCTTGATTGCAGACTCGTGATTGCCGGTCGCGACCATCACTAATCGGTCTGCCCAAGGACGAAAAAAATCGGCAGCAGTGGTGACAAGCGAGTTAAGGTAGGTATCGGTCTGGTGCTCTGGTCGAACCTTGGACTTGCAAGCCCGCTTGTCGTATTTGCCCTGCATGGCACAAAAGAAGTCCCCAATGTCGAGGACTGGTGCCTTGCGATCTTTAGCCTCGTCAAGGTGGGCTTTCTGAAGGTCCCAGTTCGAGTCTGGATTATCCCAGTGTCGGTCAGATGTGAGGAGCACCGATTGCTCCCATCCGGTGTTTCTCTTAGCCTCGATCTCGACATTAAAGACGTTTCTTCCTAGCGTCTTGCAACTCCACGGCTCCGGGTTAGCTTTCGACATCCTTGCTTTATCCTGTAAAGTAAGCGACCGAAACCCATGTCTCGGAGCGTAATGAGTAGAACAGCGACGGCCACGGTGACCGTCGCTACGGCGGCAAGAAACCTAGTCTCCAAAACTCAACTCCATAATGGTGTCGGTGTCGGTGTCTTGGAATCCGGCAGGCTGTTCTGCCTGCTGCTGCGGCTGTAGTGCCTTGATGATTTGCGGAATCGCAAGTCCAGTCCCAAGAGCACCACCACTGCCAACGGCCAATGCTGCCGCCAGTAGCCCCTTCATTAAAGGCGACATCCCGCTGCTCTGCTGAGGCGGATTCTTGATGGTGATGTGGTTATCCCCGACTTGCATGTCATCAGGATCGCTGTCGTTGTAGGTTTCCCCGAGGTACCTGTTCTTCAGTGCCTTGACCGTCGAGTCCGACTCTTTCAAAACTCTCCTCTGGTCCTCCAGCATCACCGCTTTCGCTGCGTTTTCGAGTCTTTCCAGCACGCTCATAAGCCTGATCGACCTCTTTCTGTAAAAAGGTGGCGAACGTACCGTCAGAGTACGCCCGCCACCTTGCGAGTTGCCGGTCGGTTGCGTCAGCGGCCTGTTTCGCCGCTATCTCTCCCGGCGTTAGCATCAGCCACCGGCTCCACTCGTCGCCTCGGGCCGGTTGGATTCAACACGAGTACGACCACTGCCGCTTTCGCTGGCAATACGATGACCCAAAGCCTCGGCTTGGCTCGTGTTATCTTTGCCTTCAAGGTAGTTGTACCGAAGGTTCTCCGCGTACGCGGCGGCACCGTCAGCTTGTCGCTGGGCACCGTTCAGTGCATGGGTGGTCAGCATTTCATTTGCTGCCGACCCGAGTTCGATAGGCATTTCTTCACTCTCCTCACTTGGTGGTGGTGATTCCCCTACGATGGGGATCTCTAAAACTGCATCGCCGTACGGCATGTTTCACCTCCCGGTCACTTCGCCGGTCGGTACTTAAACTGAATTCTCAGGACCGCCTTGCCTTCCGCCCAATCCCTGAGCTTGATTTCGTCGTCGTCGATCACTTCTCCATTGGGACCAAGGATGACCATCCTGAGTTTTTTGTCCCATAGTGCTTCGTTCAAATCCTTGCCGTCTTTTCCGTCCTGGCCGTCCTTGCCGGGGGGGCCTGCGGGTCCCGGTGGCCCACGCTTTCCTGTTGGACCAGGAGTGCCGGGCACTGGCTGGATCGAAGGCTGTGGCTTCACTCGAACGTATCTCTGGGGTGGTTGGTTACAGTTGCAGACAGCGTGCGTTCCGTAGCAACCAACAAGACCAGCCTTTAGGTGGGTGACGGTGCAACCTACGGTGTCTTTGATTTCGTTTCCTGCCGCAGATACGATCCCAATAAGACCCTTCGCGGTATAGATAGCACCGCCAGACACTCCCTGAGGTACAACAACCCCGACCACTGCGTTGCATTTGTCGTAGGTGCTGGAATCAAGAAGTGAACGTCTCTCGTATCTTCGATTGGGCGACCCCCGGTCGAAACCTTCAACATGAACTGAATCTCCATCGTTGCCGTCGCTCGGTGCGATAGGCATACACTGGACTTTTCCAGTGTATGCACACTCAAGAATCGCGACGTCGTGGCGTTTGTTTGCGTTGGCAACACGACACTGATACCACGTGTTCCCGATGAGAACACTCTTCTTTAACTCAACTCTTGCCCCTTGAGGCTTGATGTTGTGGTGGGCTGTGAACAAGATCGTCCTGTCTTTGCGTTGCCCGACGATGACAGCTGAGCCGTTATAGAATTCGCAATGCCTCGCATAGCAAGCTTGGCCCTTGTACGGCACCACCGCAGGATGAGCCTCGGCAAAGAGACAAAAGAGGGTTGATAGTATCCCATAAGCAATCGCAATCCAGAAAATCTCTTTGAGTTTCATTATTCCGCCTTGTCTAGCTCTTTTTGAACTGCCGCGTTCCGCTTGTCCTCTTCGGGAGTCAGCTTAGGAAATAGTCCCGAAGTGCATGTCTTGTCGATCCAGCCCAGGCATGACGAGTAGCTGCCTGTGTTCCTCAGCACGTTGCCGCATTCGGGGCACACAAGCGGCCGCCCAGGAGAATCAGGATCACCCACCACCGCATCCACGGGGGGAGTGTTGGCCAGAAAGTCTCGGGGCTGTGAAGTTGCATTGAGGTACTCTTCATCCCATTCATCCTCTTCGTCGTAGTCCGGTTCGTCATGGTCGACTAGTTCGTACCCACAATAAGGACACCAGCCGACTCCCATTGATCCGTTAAAGTCGCGACAACATGCGTCGCACGTTACCCACTGCTGCTTGTCTTCGCCGTCAATGTCGTCATCAAAGTCGTCATTGCTGTTTAAGTGCTGCATGAATATCTCGATTCAGGGCTGCCAGCTCGGCCAAACACTCGCTGGTGTTTGCCATGTGCGTGGCGACCTTTTCAGCCTGAGCTTCTTGTTTTTCCATGTATGAAACATGAGCATTAACGACAGGCATTGCGACGTGTTCTGCAGCCCATCTCACCGTGCGGTGAATGCCCAGAAGAATTGCGATCAGGACGAGGCCGGTTGCTCCGTTGTCTAGCAAAACCTTCGACCAATCCATGTGTGTTCACCCTTTGATATGTTAGCGAAAGTTGTGATCAGAGTCAAGTCAGATGGCTGATTTTGTTGTGATTTTTAGAAGGTTTTCGGGATTTTCCGCACTCTTCGGTTAGTTCTGCGTGAGTATGACTGCAGAAGTCGCTTAATTCCGTCCTTGTCGTATCCGATCTGGCGGAATAGACGGGTGTTGAACTCAATGGCCGCTCGGTGCTTGATTGCGTCCTGGGGATCCTTGGGTTCCGGCGAGGTCAGCTCGTAAGCTTTTCGCTCCAACCACTCGTCTCGGACCTTACGGACGTCTTCTGGCAAGTCGCCTGCGGTTAGCGGATTCGGGTAGCGATCTGGAATCGACTCTTTGTCGAGTGCGAAGCGTGCCGCCCCGACTCGGAGTCGATCATACGGCTCGCGGTCATCAAGGCTTTCCATCTCCCTGGCTGGCTTACGCATTTCGGAGATGAGCGTACTGATCTCGTCGAACATCTTCTTTTTGACGGCGACATCCAGAGGAAGCTCTGGGTCATCCTTCAGGTCGGCGTACTCCATGCGTGCCTGATTACGGGCCTCATAGAATTCGCTTACAGACTTGGGATGATCTCGGCCAGGAGCCAACGCACCCACGAACGGGATGTCTTTGCCCTCAGCCTCGCCTCGGGAGATTCGACCGTAAGAGTCACCCCAGCGGTTGTAAGCTCCGCCTGTCGCCGCGTTGAGTGCATGGTCGATCTGTGCCGGACTAACATTCCCCATCCAGGGCAACACAGATGTCACCTTCTGGATCATCTTGGAGAATTCTTTGGTTCTGGGTGAGAACCGTTTCGACGGCGACATGCCTTGTGTATGAACTGGGTCGATGGGCTGTCCGGTGAAGCTATCGACTCCAGACTTCTGATCTAGTGCTTCGCGAATCAGCCCTGGCATCGGGAAGTTCGGCAGGTTGTCGTTTCGTTCTTGAATTAAAGACTCAATGAACGCATCCCTGTCACCCTTGTTCATGTAATGAAATGAAGCTTCGACAACATTAAATAGTGTTCTGATGTTGTGAGGCTTGGGGATCGAGACCGCATCACCAACTTTCCAGTAGTTCGCCTTCTCCCATGCAGGACGCTCCTGATAGTCGTCGTCGTCAGCCACGAGTCCCATGTAAACAGACTGGGCAGCAACGTAAGTCGCGAACGCTATGCCGACCCGGACTCGGTTTTCTTTAATGTTGTCGCCTTCGCCTTGGCCGATCTCTTTGATAGTGCGGATCATCTTCGCAGGGCCAAGGATCGAAGCGTTGAAGTACGCCGAATATCGATTGAACTTCTTGCCGGTACGTCCTACTTGCCGGAAGTTCATCAAGTCTGCGGCTGCGTGACTGGCGTACACTACCACATCCATTGGAGGACGTTCGGCAGTCTCGCCATCCGGCCCGGTGAACTTGCCGGTCTCGCGGTTGTAGGTCCACCCCTTTGATCGCAACGCACCTTTGAATTCCGCAAGCCGAGGACCAACTTCGGAGATCCCGATGATCTCTTTGGCGGACTCGATCTTGTCCATCACAAAACTGCCGGTATCGCGAATGCCTTTGTCTTTGCGGAGGCTGCGAGCCACACGTCCGGTGAACTTCTCTCCGCTACCAGCCCAAGTCGCCAGCTTACCGGCGTTCTCCTCCCAGAGTGCAATCTCGGCATCCGAGACGTCCGCACCGATCTTGTCTCCGTAGGTGTGGCGGAAGTACAACGCAAGATTGACCCACGGTTCTGTGATTGACTCTTTGAATGACAGGTGCTTCGAGTAGAACGGCAGCGTGATCGCATCGCGGATCGCATTGCGAACAGCAAACTTGGTCGACAGCCCGGTGGCACCGATCTTCTGCAGTGACGTCCAGGCCGAGAGAGCCTGGGTGAATGGAGTGACCTCTTCGGGAGTCATTCCCCGATACGCCTCGTACATCTTGGGGTGCATCTCGTAGAGGCGAATCTTTCCATCGCGAGACATCGTGACGATGTTCTCTTGCGGGGACTCTTTCAGATTGGGCTTGAACACCTTGATGACGGTGTCGAGGTCCGGGATGGATCCGTTATCATAGCCGCTGGTCACCGCAGACACGACGTCGTACAGCCAATCGTCGAAGTTGTCCTCTTCCTTGTTGAGCGGCTCAGTGCCAGCCCATGCAGTCAGAGCTTCCTTCTGGCCTTTGGTGAGGTTGTCGAACTCTCCTCGCTTGATCTTGTCGGCTGCACGCCATAAACGGGCGTCGTCCTCAGCCACGACACCAGCCTCGACCATCTGGTCGAACGTGTCGCGGACTCGGCTACGTTCCACCTTTAGATCTGGCTTCACAAGCTGGAAGTATTCAGCCATTCCTTGGGCTGCGATCTTGTCGCTGTCTTGCCGCAGGTAAGGGTCCCACTGCTCCATCATCTGGTTGTCGATACGTTGCTTGATCGCAGCGGCGTAGTGATTAGTGGCCTTAGTGACCATTGCATCGAGCGGAGCCATGATCGAAGACGAACCGCCGAGACGATTGTGCAGAACACGACCTCGACCCGGCTTCTTAAATCCTTTGCCTTCCTTGATGCGATACATCGGGATGTAATTGTCCCAGAAGGCTTTCGCTTGCTTATAGTCCTTCTCTGTGATCGCACCCACTCGACGCAACATGTCAATCAATGAGTTGTTCCACTCAGTGACTTCCTTCGCGGCTGTCTCAAACCGCTGCCACTTGGATGCGTCCGCACGGACTCTGGCGAGGTGCCCTTCGGCATCGGCCTTACGAACACCTGGGTTGGCTTTCGGCCTCTTCTCAAAGATCTCCATTGCCTGCCGGGACACAAGGAACATCTCAAAGTCTTCAACCTCGGCCTGGCTGGGCGGTTTGCCGTCAGTCTCGCTAATGCTATCGACGATGTCGCCCAGACCGCGAGACAGCCTCTCGCCAGTATCGAGGTCAAACACGCCAGCATTATCGCCAGTGCCAGTCGCTCGTAGTGCGTGGTGGTTTGCCGTCCCACTTAGTACCGAGGTGAATTCGTACACCCCAGCCGCAAACCCACCAACTCCCATCTTCTTGGCGAGCTTGTCAGCTTTCTTGAAGATGTAATTCTGGTCCATCCATTCGATGTAGAAGTCCTCGGCACGGTCCTTCCATGTCCGCACGGTTCGCTCGGTGACTGTTTCACCGGCGACATCAGGGGCACCCTCTTCCTTGGTGCGGATCGACGCTCGCAATCGGGACTCCTGACCCTGGTCGCGGTATTGCTTGGCGAGCTTCTGCAGTCCGACAAGATTGTCGTACTGCTCTTTGTTTGACTGACTCCACTCCTCGGTGATCCACTTGGTGAATGCGTCAAACGCTGACAGCCGGTCGCCCGACAGCTCATTCCGCTTGCCGCTGAGCCAGATGCGGGACCACTCAGCCACGCCCTCGAAATCCCGGAGTGCGTTTTGATCGTAGTCGAGCTTGCGAATGTCGTTCTGTAGGTATCCCGGAATTGCCCTTGTAAGTCCAGTGACTTTGTCCACGAAGTGCATCACTTCGTGGTAAGGAATGCCGAGGTCTCCAGCCATCTGTTTCTTAAGCCTGATGGCATGCGTACGGGTGTCGAACGTACCGGCAGCTTTGGGACTAGGGACACGACCAGGGCGAATACGGACCTTGAACTTGTCCTCAATGTGTTTGATGACACCTTCGTGATGGATGGGGGTTTTCGGGGCATCGCCTTCTTGGCGATACTCGCCCTGAGTGAATGGCGTAAACTGGTCCCGTCCTTCCTCGGTGGGTTCAGGGATCACACCGCCCGACTCATCTGACTGTCCCTTCCTTTTTTCTGGGTTCTGTCGGAGTTCTTGGGTGTTCTGGGATGGCTTCTTGAATCGCTTTTTGCGTGGCTGTTCTTCGAGGCTGTTGCCATAGAACTCATCGTCCTGTTGACGGTTAGCTGGGTCGAACGAATAGAGGGCGTCCTCGGCTGCGTTTTTTAGTCCCTCATCATCCTCAACCCCCTCGAAAAACGAACGGACGATCACTTCGTCTTCATCGTTGCGAATACCACCATTCTCTCGCAACACAGCCACGACTTCGTCAGCCTTGGCACTGACGCGAGTGTCGAACTCAGTCGGCAGCCCTGTTGACGTGGCTGTGTCGGAATTTCCGTCAAATCCTGCACTGGCCGGACTGGATGTAGGAGCAACCGGCTCCGGGCCTGTGGGAGCGGCAGGCTGATCCGAAGCCGGTTGCGGTGATTGCGTTGGTTGTTGTTGTTGCCCTTCTGCCTGCGACTGAGCAAGCTTGATGGACTCTTGTTGCTTGATGTACTCCTGGGTCACGAGGTCAGCGAACAGCTGCTCTTGTCCGGCGTATAGCGGCTGTTTTCCAGTGATTCGCTCGTACTCTTTGGATGTGAATCGACCACCTTGCCCCATGCTGGCAATCACATCAGCACTCACCCCGCCGTCTTGATAGACGAACTCTTTCGCCTCGATCCGCAGTTTGTCCATCTCCAGACTGCGGGCAAGGTCTTCGCGTCCAGGGCGGTTAGCTTCGGTCGTGTAGTCCTTCAGCTCGCCTAAGAGTGACTCGTTGCGTCGACTTGGCTGGCGGATGAATTTATCGACTGTGTCGTCTGCCAGTTTGTAGGAATTCTTAAGTCCTGCAAACGTGGCCTTGCCACCGCCCATCGTCAGCATGGTGGTCCAGAATGTGTCGCTGACGGTTTCTTTGAGGCCGTCGTAGGTCAGTTCTTCCACGCCTGCAATGTGATCGATCGCGGACTGTGCAATCGAGACAGAGATCTCCTCGACCTCTTCTCCAACCAGACTGGTCAAGCCTCTGGCAAACGCCTTGCCGACACCTGCCTTGGTGGCTTCCTTGGTTGCCCCCTCAACAACATCACCAGCGAGCTGGGCTGGGATTGCTTCAAACCCGCCCAGTCCCTTGCCAAGCCCAAGCTTGCCGCCAACGTAGTTCGCCGCCTTTCCCATCGCCAGAGTGAGGGCAAACTCCGTGAGTCCCTGAGCCGTAGCGTAGCCAGCCAACGCACCGCCAGAGAGTCCGGCATCACGCCCTCGGGTAACGGCATCCGATGTTGAAGTCACCCCGAAGAATGCAGGTATCGCTACAGGACTGGCCACGGCGGCACTCCCCGCAGCTGCAGCACTCCCGCCAAATGCCAATGCACCTGCGGCTGCACCAGTAGCAATTGCGGCTGTACCCCAGAGTAGTTGGGTGACCGAGCTGGACGCACCCCGAATCGCATTGGACCATTCGCCAGACCCAGGAGCGGCCTGCATGGCGGCATCGATCTGGGCGTACCTGCGGTTGATGGTGTCGCCATCTACCGACAGGCCGTCCTGCATGCCGATGCTCATTAGATCGGACACGCCAGGAATGCGTGCAGCCGTTGCCGCGATACCGCCCAGCCCGATCTCGGCCCCTGCCTGGATCTGACCCAGGGCACCGCCGTCCCGCATTAGCGACTCGGCCTCAATGACGCTCTGGTCGTACTGCCTGAGCGACTCATCTTCCGGCATCACCGTGCTGGGAAGATTGCCTTTTGTCAGCTGGTCTGATGCGGACGGGTATATGTCCACACCAGAAAAGAATTCTTCGTTAGTCCACATGTGCTCTGCCTACATCGAGCCTGAGAGGCTACTAAACCCCTTGTTGCCTGGAATCTGTTTTGTCTTGCCGCCATTGGCTTGTTTGTCAACGAAACTGCTCTTGAGCATACGTTGCCAGTTCGCATACTCAGCAGGGCTGAGCCAAGCCTCTCCGTTCCATACGCCCGTGTTCCCGTTGACGGTAGCCCGGTCACCAATCTCGTTGATCTTGCCGGTTTGAGGATTGACGTACGATTGCGGCTGGGTCGACTTAGGCGTGGTTGATCCACCCTCGCTGATGCCAAGATTGAATTGCTGGGCAAGAGCGTTGCGTTCCGGCCCCGGCTCCATCCCTTGGTAGGTCTTGTAGGCGTCAAGACGCATGCGTGTCTCCGATTCGGACTTCATTAAGCCTTGCTTAAAGTCGCGTTCGTTTTCGTTTTGAGTCTTGAGTGCCTCTTGTGCATTGACCGCACGCTCTTGAAGCTTGAATTGGTCCGGGTTGTAAGGGAGAGTAATTCTGCCGGTGGTTGGATCCGTGTGGAAATACAGCGGCTCCCCACTGGCCGACATGATCGGCTGATCGGACCCGTCTGGCGTGATTTGCTGGAGAGGCGGCGGTTCTGTCGGAGGCCGCAGTGGCCCCATCAAGGAGCTGCCGGTAGCTGCCTCAAGCTGAATCTTTCGCTGCAGGTATTCCTTCTCGAAGTCACGTAGAGACGTGTCCTCTTCGAGTTTACTCGCGGCTTCTCGGGCACGGTCGACCCTCTGCCTATAAAGGGCGTCGTTGCGGTAGAGTTCCTCGTCAGTCCGCAGCTGAGTGAGATCGTAAGCGTTGGCGTAATCGATCTCGCCACGCTGTTCGGTTAGCTGGGTGCTGTAGTCGAAGTTCTGGGCGGCAAGGCTCTCGCGTCCGGCCTGTGCGAGATTGTCGCGGTAAATCTGAGCCTGGGTTTGGTATTGGATCCGCTCAGCATCAAACGCTCGCTGCTGCTGAGCTTGCTGTCCCTGAAATGCTTGACCAGCGATCTGTTGGAATCTGTCGGCATATAGCCCTGTCACAAAACGCTGGTTGGCGTTCTGAGTCTGATAGGCTAAGTTCTGCTGACCAACGGCAAGGCCAAGTCGCTGTGCTCGCTGGGACTCTTCGATGTCCCGAACTTGCATCCGGTCACGCTGGGCGAGCGTTTCCTGCTGAAGCTGCAACTGGTCGAGATACTGTTGGTATTGACCTTTGCCAGCTTCGAGAGCAACTTGCCCAACCGCCTGAGCACTGGGTTGGTACGCGAGTGTGATCGGCATATTAGAAGTTTACCGCTGTTCCGGGGTTGTTCTTGCGATAGATAATCGCCTGTCGCCTCTGTTCTGCAGTGGGGGGGGCGAATCCCGACGTAGGCGAAGACTGCGGATGCTGGCTGGGATGAATGGGTTGAGTGGTTGCGTAGATCGGCCCCCCAGACGGAATCGCCCCACCGCCTGGTTGATTCTGAGCTGCCCCACCGCCCCATCCAGGAGTGTACGCACCGGGGCCGGACGGTCCGTTGTTCTGTCCGTACTTCGGAAGCTGAGACATCATCACTTCCATGCCAGCCCGTCCACCAATCCCACTGCCAGGAACAAGGCCACCAGTTGCCCTTTTGACTTGACCGGCGGCAGAGTTCTGAGCCTGTGCAGCTGCGGCAGCTGCCGCTTCTCGCTCGGCACGAACCTTGGCTGGATCCTTGACTCCGGGAAAGACTGGATCATATGCAGGGATGTTAGGCAGTGATGGGGACGCACCCTGAGCCGAACTGGCAGATGCGGGGGGAGTGGGGGATGACGGATTGGTCCCGCCATAGACTTGGTGAGTCCCGGTGTATGTTCCAGGGATATTCGGTGATATCCCGTGAGCAACAGTCCCGTCTGCCTGTGTCCTGACTCCGGGGTTGCTGCCCTGTTGTTGTGCGGCAATCGCAGCGTCCGCTGTCCGCTTGTCACCAAGCTGTCCTTGCTGTTGGCTGTCGGTTCCATCCCCAGCAGTTCCGCCTAGTCCGCCGTCCGCACCGCTCGCACCATACTGTTGCTGTAGCTGGGCGAATAGTGCAAGGTCTGGGTAGGCATCTGTTCGCCTCTCCATGTACGCCAGCTGGTCACCCGACATGCCTGTGTAGAGTGCAAGCTGTTGCTGATTTAGCCGATCACTGATTTGTCCCTGTGACGAATTCCGCGACTCTTCAACCCCTCGCTTGATTGAATTGCGAACGGTCGAGTTCCCCAAGCCTCGGTCAATGAGATCCTGCTCGGACGCGGCAAACTGTCGGTCGTATCGACGGTCGACATCCGCCCTCTCCTGGACGGCAAGCTCGTTGAGCATGTCGCGAGAGTTGAGTTGCCTTTGCTGGTAGCCGCGAAGTATGTCCTCATATCGGGCGTCGTTGTTGGCGAGTGCTTGCTCATAAGCGGCTTGCTGCTCGGCAGTCAGTTGTCCCGAAGGTCCGCCGTTGGCTCCTGTGCCGTTTGCTCCAGTACCGGACGTGGCCCCCGTACTTGTTCCGGTTCCGTATCCAGACCCGTAGCCGACGTTGTCGCCGCCTGTTGATCCGTTGATCTCCTCGGGTGGTAGTCCGCCAATTCCATCCCCAGGAAGCGGCAAGCCTCCAGTCGGTAGACCGCCACCGCCGCTGCCATAAACGGGCGGGCCTAAGCCGCCTCCTGTGTAGGTTCCAGGGTTCCACCACCCACCACCTCCGGCACCACCGCCCGCACCACCTGGGCCGGATCCGCCTCCGCCACCTGGACCAGATCCACCACCAGGGCCACCACCCTTGCTGCCATCCTTGTCGGTGCCGTCTAGGTCATCCTTTTTGCTCTTGCTGTCCTCCCTCTCTTTTTGCTTTTCAGCGTCGAGGGCTTCCTTGTCTTTGCCGTACTTCTCTTTTGCAAACTGGTCTTCGGTGAGTTCATAACTGAAGTCCGGGGGCGGGGGGTGATAACCAGGATCCCCTTTGTCTAGTCCGTGCTCCCGATTATATCTCTCGGCAGCAAGCTTTGCTCCAGGGGCACTCCTGATTGCGACCTTGCGGGCCTTGACCCACATTTCGTATTCTTTTTTGAGCTGTGTAGAAGTGAACCCCTTCCACGGTTTTGCATCAGCCACAGTGCGACCCTTTATGTAAACATGGCGACTCGGACATGGGCAGTCGAGCCACTCTCATTGCGAATGCGAAGTTGATCAATAACGTCGTTGGATCCGGCTGCGAAATCCGCTGTGTAGTTGGCCTTGCTTGTGTCGGAGGCTAACGTGAATGGAACGTCAGCCTTGATCTCCACCGTAGACACAACAGTGCCGACGTCCGCTCCAGTATCGGTCGTTATTTCCAGAAACACATTCTGGTCTGACTCGATCCACAGAAAATCAAAGTCGGTGATCGGTTCCTCAGACCCAGTCGTCCACACGTCCCAAGTCGTGGCTGTCGCTAAAGACTTAACTGCGTCGAGCATTGGATCGGAGACGGTGATCCTTGACGGGGCGGTTAGTGATCCACCCTTGCGTCGTTCGCCGTCGACAACGACCTCGAAAAATTGATAAAGCCTAAGCTGTGGCATGGTGTTCCTTAGATCGAGAACCAGTCCGAACCGTCTGATATGACTGTCTTAAACTCACCAGGGTTAAGCGTGAAGCTGCCTGCCCCGTCAATCTCCTCTGAGGCATTGCCGTACATCGTCATCGTGTAGGTTGAGTTCGAGTTGTGGTAGTAGCTAATAGTCCCCACCCCTTGCGTTACCGCAGACCACATCGAGATGTCAAGATTCTGGCTGGCAGTGACTCCCATGATGACGCACTCCCACGGCCCCCCGACCGTCGATTGTTGATTGATGTCAAGGTCGGTCACCTTAACACGAGGCTTGCCGCCAGGGGGTCCGCTTCCGGTGTCGGGGAGCGAGATGGTCGTGTTGCCGTTAATGACATCAGCGACGAGCTGCTGTAGTTGCTCAAACGCTCTCCGAACCCGCAAGTTGGCGTCTCTGACGGTGAGTCGAATCACCTGGAAGTCTGAAGCCATTACTCAGGAATCCTGTCGCGAGATTTGCCTATCGGCTTGCGTCCAATTTGGAGTGTCTCCATCGCCCACGATTCACCAAGTCGACTGTTCTTCAGCTTAATGTAGAAGACGTGACCCTGGCATCGCCGTCTGTCGGCCTTGCTTCTGCCGCCATAGAAGACTCCATCTAGGCGGGGAGTGGTAGCCTCGAATGCCGCCTGAGCAGAGTCTCCAGCGTAGACCTCGTAGTTGACTTCACAGTCGGCATCGAGAACTGCCCGAATCTCTCGAAGCATTGTGCGGGCCTGTCCTCGACTTTTGATCGGCCCGAGGTAGATGTGCGAGCTAATTGCTGTATCGTCATCATCCTTGGCGGAGTCGCTGACATAACGAATGTACCCATCGTACCCACCAAGCAACATCACTCGATCTGCAGCTGTGTCGCCATCATAGACGGTGACCGCTGTTGGATTGTGATTAGCGTTTGCGAAAACTTGCGGAAGAAATGCCTCGGTCCGCAAGTCGTAGAAGTAATGCGTCGTGGCAGACCCGTCGAGTGGTGTGAAGAACGCCCACACGCCTTGCCTTGCATCGTCGTACGCCATTCGGACGATAGTGGAATCGAAGTCGTAATCCGACAGACGCGAGTCCACCCGACCGCCGCTAACCCGAAACGGCAACACTGTGGGAGCCATTCGCCAAAGACCACCGCGAGACCCAATGAAGTAAATCACCCCATCGGGAGTCTTGCAGTAAGGCCGACCGAACGCCATTCCTGTGGTCTGACTGACACTGTCAATTCGACCGCCAGCCATTGGGTCGCCAGTCATTTGCCAGATCGACGAATCACACCCGAAGATGAGGAGATCGTCATTATGGGGTGCCATGCAGTTGACAAGGTCCCCCACCTTCCCGGCATCAGCGTTGTTCCCAGCGACTGCCTGAGTTTCGACCGTCGTGGCTGGGCTGTAGTCCCAGTCAGTGGCGTCTCCAAGTGCGGATGCAAACCAGTTGTGCCCATCGCCCTTGAGGCCGCTCTGGATAATCCTCTGACGATAAAGCTCGATAAGTCGCGGACGGTCACTGCCGTTAATAGGAAGAGTTCCAGCACTCTCGGTCCAGGTTCCTACGGTGTTGGTTCCAGGAGTCCACGTCTTCTTGTTTGTTCCGTCTGCAAAATAGACCACACCAAATAGTGACGCAGAAAAGATGGCGGGTGCATTTGCGTCCAGTGCTGAAGACCCGCCCGAGGCTGTCGTCATGGATGAGCCAGTAAACCTAGCCACCGTCCCATTGGCGACCGCGTACGCATAGACGTTACGGTGGACCACTGCAGTCGGACTCAGTGACGACGTGTTGGACGTCACTACGTGTCCAATGTCCTGCAGCTTGTTGGAGCTACTGACTTGCGATGCGTTGTACTTAACCAATCCACCCCTCTGACCGCCACGCCTACGCGACGAAATCTGATCGTACGACATGACGTTTTGACAGTCGGGCGTCGTTTCTTCGCGTTGCGAATGAAAGGACTCGTCAATGTCGAGTCCTTTTTTCGGCCAGAGTATGGTGGAGTAGTTGATCATACGGTCGAGACTGCGTCGAAGTCAGATGACGTCTTAGTACCTTCGTTGACGTACACCACAGCCGAGTCGATGTCGATAAACAGACACCCAGGTGCATAGCCCGAGGATGCGTCAGTTGGAACCGTAGTGCCGATGACCACAATGTGGCCCCTGGCACGACTGGTGACGAGTACACCGTCGCTAATCTGGTCAGCGTCGAACATTCGTGACATGCTTAATCCTTAGTCGTAAAGAGTTCCTTTGTAGGTCGTGCGATTAGCACGCCGCCGCGACACTCGCATGGGGCCGTTTCCGTTGTAGCCCAGTTTGTTTGATGCCGTGCGAGAATCGGCATCCACCGAGGCGGTGAGTCGCTCTTTCCACTTGAGTGTGTGGACGCCTGCGTTGTCTTCTAGGTACTGTTCTGCGATAGAGAGGCAGCTCTCCAAGATGGTGTCGGCGTGATGAGGCCCGCCGTAGGGGACCTGCCTGTCGTCACTCAGCGGTAAGGGAATGACGGCAACCTGAGCCTCAAGAGTGAGCACTCCTGATGGTGTTGGCCATAACATCAACTCCCATCCCTGAGTGTCCACGCCGTCGTGCGGCTTGGGCCGCGTGGCACACATCGTTGGGTAAGACGATGTGGTAGTGGTGGCTGACCGTCCGCGAAGATCTCGAATCTGACCCTCGCTGACTTCGCTGATCTCCTGAATGCCAGTGTTGTTTGCTGTGTAAGTGATCTCGCCGGTGAGCCTCTCGAAGTCATGTGGGAGATCGTAATCACCCACGTTCGCCTCGGTGTCAATGAGGATCGTCGGTTTCAGGAATCGCCATTGGTGACTCTTACCACGATCCTTCAAAGGCGGCGGATAGAGAAATTGCGTGTAGCCCCTTTGGACGCAAAGGTTGATCTCCTCTTCCTGTTCGGCAGTCCAGTCTGCCCTCTGGTATCCCAGGAACTCACCGACAATCTTTTTCAGCATCTTGTAGTCGTACATCAGACCTTGCCTACATTGAGAATGTCGAGGTTCACTTCATCACTACCGGCCTGATTGCCGCTGTCGTACGTCCACTGAAACAGTGCGACGTGCCTCTCGGTGCGGCCAACCTCAACACCATCGCCAACAAGAACTGCGTCAGCTTGTTGGACTGTCCAGGTCACAAGTCCGCTAGTCGCGTGTACCGTTACGTTGTTGGTGTTGAGCACATCTTGCGAGTCGCGGCTATTGATAACCTCGCCAGTCCGTTCATCGTAGTACGTCAGCGTGAGGGTTGTGATGTCTGCTGCAGCGAGTGCGACACCGTCATGGTCCTTAAGGTAGGCAGTGAACGGTGCGGTCGTGTTCTCGCGAATGACTCGCTGGGTGTTAGATAACGGCATACCGTAGAGCTTCTGATCATCTAGGTAAGAACGTGCTGTAGTGACACATTCGAGCTTCGACCGACTCAGTGTTGCGTCATGCAAAGACGACCGAGTCGTTGCGTGACAGAATAGATAGAAAGGACCGCCAGTGATGACGTGCGGCGGCTCAACGATAATCTCGTTGCCATCGAGCACACCCAGAGACAAGGGAGTTGGGACTCGGACAGGTTCATTCTGTGGAACCCACCACGAGAACTTGTGCCCGTCCGCGTCATCCTCAACAACCGCAGACTCGTCAATCTCGACATGAAACGAGCCGCCTTCGATCACAACAATTGGCGGACCGAATGGTAATGACGCCCCGCCGTAAGCGAGACCTATTTCTCCGATAGGAGTTCGAGACTCATCAGGATAGAGCCAGGGCATTGCCTGTGCTCTGGCGAACATAGTCGGCGGGAGTGTCGTCTCGACATACCACTCAAATGTTTCGTCAGCCGAAACCGAGTCGTACAAGAGTGCTTGCGAGGTGATCCCCTGATAGAGAAATAAGGGGACTCGCTGCATTAGAACACACCACCGCTAAGAGTCTTTGGGATCATGTAGATCTGCCGATGGAACGCTTGGATGCCCACATTGTTCGGAGGTAACGATCCAGGATTTCCGCCGTCATCTGGGTCTGGAGTCTGCACAAACAAGATGGCCGGGAGGTTCCCCTCAAACATGGTGACCCCCAACTCCCTTGCGGCTGTGGTTCCATCAAGCGTAACCGTGAGGTAATTTCCAGCAGACCAGCCAGGACGACTCAAAACGTCAGTGAACGGAGTAAGCAGACTCGGACTATCCTGATACCCACTGCCGATCCCTGTCTGGTCCCAAGTGACTGTTCCGGTGAGTGTTCTACCCGAGACGTCTTCCGTCGTGGTAGTAAAGACGGCGGAATTATCTGCGTCTTCTACGTTGACATTAACAGCCGGGTCATCTGCACCTGAGACATGGACCTTGAGCCACACGTCACTGATCGACGGGATATGCGAAGAATCGAGGTCGACCCGAAACCGAAACCCAACCCATTCATTCTGAGTGATCGTATCGGTGGAGTTGTCGAGAGTGACGTTGCCAATCGAGTCCTCGTAAGCATCGCTCACGCTTGCGGCAACAGCGTATTCAAACGACACAACTCACTCCTACTGAGACTGCTGTCGGGTTGCGTGTGCCTTCCTCGATTTCCAATCGCTTCTCAAAAGGGACACACTCTGAACATCGCGGTCCGCACACATGGCCGTTGCAGTTCATGCAAAACCCCCGCACTCTTCCGCTTCCCGGCTTGACTTCCCAATGCCCACCGCAATGAACACACTGGAGTGTCTTATGCGTGGCGATAGGCTTGTCTGCACCGGGGTCAATAATCGTGACGTGCCCAGCTTCCTTCATTACTCTCTCCACATCATGGTGGCGTTGATGTTCGGCGTGCCGGTGTGATTAACCGTACGCAAGAACAAACCATTGTTGGCAGATGCCGTCGAGATCAATTCGCCGCCAGGAGCACACACCCAGCGGTACGTCGCCCGTTGGTGTAAACCAATCATCAACAAGTCGCTGCCGTCTGATGGCTGAGCAGAGAATGTCCCGCCAACCGCAGCACCAGTCGCAGCATTAACCGTCAATGGGTCGAGCTTCACTTCGGTCAAAGCGGTTCCGCCCGTCCCAACACTAGTAGACCGGTTGACGACAAACTCACCAGCAGCGTCGGCAGGTGTTGCGTCCGATCCAAGAATGAGGTCGTACAGATACAGACGAACCGAAGCACTACCGGTCAAATTGATGATTCCAAGATCCGTCCCGGCTGCGGTCTGGTGCGTTACTGTGTACATGAGAATCCTTCGAGCACTAAAGAGTTGAGATCAGTAGCCAGCTGATAGCCAGGGCGATGTGATCATTACGTTGGTTGTTGTTGGGGGTTCGTTACTTCCGCTTCCCGCCGACTCGGTGTGTTGTATTGGGCCAACATCCTGGTTGGTGGTTTGGTAATCCCCCAGCCAGTTGGTGCTCTCAGCCCTGAGCAGGGCACCGCCCCCTGCTGTATTATTGATTGTGTAATCGTCGTTGGCGTTGTCTGTGAACGGATCCGCCGTCAACGTAATCCCCCCAACCTCAAAGCTGGGAGCAAACTCTCTTGCCCCCGCCGTGTTGGATCCAAAAGCACAATTCGTGAGAATTGTGTCGGAGTCGGAACCACCTACTCCGTAGCCTGTGTTCCCATAGAAGATGCAATCGTGGGCTTCTCCTACGTCAGACCCGAACTCAATCCCGTCATTTCCATTATCAATAAAAGCCGACGAGAAGAACTTAACATGGCGGTTAGTAACGTTCGCTCCCTGGTTGGTGTTGTCGTGAGCCAGATAGCGATAGTGCTTTGAGTCCAGAGCGCACGTCATCCCCACGCTATTATCATGTGAAACACACTGCTCACTCATCAGTGACCCAATGAATCCCGTGCCAGAATTGCTATAAGCACGGCAGTTCTTTGTTTTTGCCTGGGAAAACCCGTTGACACACCCTGTGGCCGCACATCGATCAAACGATGGGTTACGTCCGTTGGTGTGCTCCAGAAACCCAGTGATCCCCGTCTGGCTGTTTCCGTCAGCATCCACATTACTGATCTTATGAGGCTCGGTATGGCTGGAGACGTTGGTGTACCACAGAGAGACGTTGATCTGTGTTCCAGCATTGAGAACGGGGCGGGCACCCAAATCTCCACGGGTAGTCGCGTATCCACGGGTGTAGCCCGCCACGATGGGGTTGTACTGACCGCCGCTCGTGTTAGCCGAACTGGTAGATAGTGTGTACGTGCCAGACTTAATCCATACGTGATTGCCGCTAACCATTGCCCCAGCGACTTCACCAGGGGTGGCTGCACAACCACCCATGTTTCCGACAACAGTTTGCCCGGCAGTCCCGGCAGACCGGTCGAGCGTCCATTGCTGCCCACTGCGAGAGACGATACGATACCGACCCGCCGTTGCCGTCCCGCCAGTAATCTTGATTACGTTGTCAACGTCGCTGTCAGTGCAGGTGTAGTCACCAGAATCCACATCAATGATGGTCGTGGTTGAATTAACCACCGACGCTGTCGTCAGTGTTGCCTGTGCTGACGTCTGCTGCGAGTAGTCCGTACCGCTCCCCCCGCTCACGAAGGCCCCGCCATTGTCGTCGGATCCACCGGTCTGAACTTCCCACACTAACGTATTGGGCAAAGCCATTAGCGACTACCGTTAACCTCGATACGGTGCAAGATATTAAGCTTGAGGTTGTTGTTTGCCTTGAGGTCGGCAACCATGAGATCGGCGTGGCCCTTCAGGTTGTTAACGTCTCGTCCCGTAATGCGAGACCTCCCGTCGATGTCCGACCCATCATTCACAACCTCATTAGGGTCGTTGGGGATCAAGTCACCCATATTGGTGGCGGACCATTCGTTGGCAAACCGGTCGGCCAAGTAGTAGTAACGTGCCGCCGCATCAGCTAGGGCACGCACTTTGTCGTTGCAGAACCGGACGGCCTGGGCGTTCGTGATTGCCATCAGTCTTGTTTACCTCCGGTCGACTTCGCGGCAGGCTTGGGTGCCAAGGGCTTGAGGATCCCCGCGTCGTACAAGACGCACACCAGCGGAACCAGGGTCTTCACTTGGACCTGAGAATTTCCGCCGTCACGGTCATTGACGTACGTCAGCCTGCGATGAAATTCGGCCACCTCTTTCGGCACACTATCGGTCCCCAAGATCCGATTGAACCGGCCCTCAAGATCCTTATCCATTTCGACCTTGACGGCATCACTAACGATTGACATGTGTTCTCACTCTGTAGGGTTGAAGAAAAAGAAATGAGGGTGGAGGCACCGAGCACTGTGCCTCCACCGCTCAATCAGGACGCCTTGTATTGGCCGATTGCCCACCAGTCGAGTGCTGCCTCTTTGTCAGCTGCAGAACCCGTCTTGATATGAATCAGCGGAGCCAACGCTTCACCATCCGGGAAGGACCCAGACGTCAGTGCAGAGACGTCGCTAGTGGTGGCTATGAGGTCGTTGTCCACGTACCACACGAGCTTGTCTCGCTGCGAGTCGTAGCGGAACCCGACCTTGTACCAAGTCCCGGTCGAGATAACCTGGGCTTCGTTTTTCGCGACGGTCTCGCCGCCAGCAGACTCCATGTTGTACACAGCATCGAGTCCGTCCGAGTCGGCAGTCAGGATGCGGTAGCCGATGTAGTCCTTGTCGGCGGGGGCACCAGTATTGTCTGTGAGGGTATTCGCCGCGGCAAGACCCTCTTCGGCAAGCCCGACAATAAACCCAACGTCCGTTACAGACGAAAGCTTAATACGGGCCTCGAATGCCACGTCGGCCTTGACGCTTGTGTCAAGCCGGAACGGGGCACCAACATTCGCACTGAACGTCAACCCAGCCTCGTTGTTGTCGGTGGTTGCCGTACTTAAGATAAGTACGCCGTCAGCATCGTCGGTCGCCACTCCCGCCACAGTGGCAGACGTGTCTTGGTAGGTGATGTAACCAGACTGGCTGGTTGCCGACGCGAACGTCGGGGTATTGAGGAAGTCATCATAGAAAAAGTGACCCTCACGAGGGTTCCGCATCAGACGGTCGACGTCGATGCGGTCCCAAATGCGACCACTCAATCCACGAGTGTCTTGCCCCATGTACTGGGATCGTAAAGACATTTGTTATCTCCATTGGAGTGAAAGTTTATGGAATCCCCGGAGTCGCGAGCACAAACGACTCCGGGGGAGCGATCAGAGTCGAGCTAACGACTCTGCGGGGATCACAAGGTAATCAGGGCCAACTTACGACGGTTGACACACAGAGTGTTCCAACTCAAATCGATGTGGTTGTTGTACACGTTGTGAGAACCGGGACTTAACAGCGGCCCAGACTCACGCAAGTGTTCGCCCTTCAAGAAAAAGATCTTGAGCACACCCCAGTTGATGAAGTACAGCGGGTTGGTGCTGTCCGAATCCAACTTGGGAGTGTAGACGAGCGGATTCGACCGGAAGGTCATCTTGTCGTCCATCGGAGCCAAGTCGCGACCGAGGTTTTCGTTGGTGCTTTCACCAATGTCTTCCATCGCCGCGATCGTCGGCTCATTCAGGTAGATCCGATATGTGTGACCCATCGAACCACGGTACGAAGGAATGTCGACCGGAGACTTGAAGTCAGTCTTACGGTGAGCCTTCCGCATCTTGGTGATGAGGTCCGCTTTCGTGACGGCTGCGTACTGGTTGGTGTAGTTGGCCCAGCGGGTGTAGGTGCTGGAATCCAAATTGCCCGCACCCGAAGTGAATCCTGACGGGTTGCCGCCATTGAATCCCTCGCTGGTGGAGCTGACCATCCAATACTTGATGCCGTACGGAGTGATCTTGTCGGTGCTATCGGTCGGCTTCGACCAGAACGTGTCCTCCATCAACTCGGCAAGCGAGATCATGGAGTCGGCCCGTCTAACCTTGATCAGATCAACGATCTGCTCAGGCCCGCCGTTGATAGCCTTTTCGCGACGATCAAATGCGTAGTTGGTCGTCGAGTGCCGGAACGGCACGTCGATAGTTTGCATCACGTCGTCGGTGTTGACGTTGTCTTCGTTGAACAGGCCGACGTGTCGGGCTGCATCCGAAGTGTCCGTCATCACGTTTCGTTGAACACCATCACCAGTGTGGAATTCAACCTTGCTCTTGACGAGCATTTTTGACAGAACTTCATAGTTCGTCAGGTCAGTCGCAATCTCGGTCCACTTCATCGGACCCAGATTCTTCTGAGTGGTCGTGACCAGATCAAGGATCTGATCGTGGGACAAGACAGGCATCTATGCCTCCTTTATGTCACACGAGTCAGTCGTTGATCCCGTACTCCTTGAATTTCGCTTTGACGGCTGCAAGAGCCTTCTCATCTGGAGACAAGTTTTCGTCAGTCACCCGCTTAGTCGGGCGTTGAGAAAACCGTCCCATGTGGTCGCGAATCTGCTTCTTGGAGCGCTGGGATGCAGACTTGCTCGCTTGTTTTGAAAGTTTGTCGCCAAACAACGATTGCGTGGCTACCTTGAATAATTCCTTTTCAGACCGGGGAGCACGGCCAAGAAAAGAGTCGGCACGTTGCAGTGCTTCCATCTCTTTCCACGTCCGCACTCGGTTTTGAAACCCTTCGCCATTGCGGTCGATTTCATCGGCCCGCCCTTTGCCAAAGATGGACTCTTGGTCCTTGCCTGCAGCGGCAATCATGTCGTCAAAGCGACCCTCTCTTGCCTTCTGCTCTCGCAGATTTTCGATCTGCTGAAGTGCTGTCACTTCAGACTTGAGTGAGTTGACGACCTTCTGAAAGTGATCGTTCATGCCCTTGAAGACATCGATCACCTCTTGCTCGTACTCACCCTCGGGCAGATTCAACTCAAATGAGTCCAGCGGCGGGATGTCGTCCGGCTTGGAATCTCCAGAACTCTCGGCCTTGGGCTGGTTGTTCTGATAGGCTTCGGACATATTGCGGAGAGCACCTTCGAGTGCTTCCGGTGATCCAAAGCCTAGAGCCTGTTCGCGAGTGAAGCCAAAGTCTTGGGCAATGTCCAAGAGTTTTTGGTCGAACTTGGGAGCGGAATGCTCATCGCTCTCATCCTCCGACTCTTCCTCTTCATCCTCGCTATCATCGTCGTCGGACTCGTCGGCGGAATGGTCATCGCCGTCTTCGTCGTCTGAGTCTGTTTCTTCGTCTTCGATTTCATCCCAGTCCGAGCGGTCTTCGCCGTCGTCTTGGGGTTCATCTTCAACCTCAGTCTCGGGGTCCTGGAAGTCGTAGGCGGAACCCTCGGGTTCGGACTTCTCACCTCCGTACTCTGGGAAGATTGACTCTTCACTGGACGGATTGGACTCGGTTGATTCTTGCTTCTCTTGTTCGGTGGTCACTGAGTGCTCCGTTAGCTCACTAGGTAGCACAGCCCTAATACGGCGGTTGCTACGATCAATACGGCATTCCAGACGCAAGCGTTTTGCTCCATGCGAACGATAAACTCATCGACGCTGTGGGTCTGAGTATCCGCCGTTTCGGTCATAAAAGCCTCTGGCTTCGAGGGCTTTCCTGCGGTGTGTTGCTGATTCATAAATCGCTCTCCCATCCTTGGTGAAGTGCGTTGGCACTCCGCGTTCGCGAAGGTGTGCTTCAACCTCTTTGATTTGACTGGGGTTCACCCCAGAGGACTCACAGCACATTGGATAATTGCCGGGAGTATTAACAAAGTCGCCTGCCTCGGCCTTGATGTCGCGGTACGCTCGACCATCCTTAGTGCGGATATACGGCTCGCCGTCGCTGTCGTGCTTCTGCCGCTCGATCATCTCAGCAATCGGCCAGATTCGCTCGATCAGCTCGCCCGTCTTTTTTACTCGGTAATAGTACGTTGGCATCGGTATCCGTATTCCCAGAGAAAGTCAGTCATCTCTCGTGCTCGCTGGTTAATCTTCCTGTGGTCCCAGCCGGGATGCTGTGCGTGCAGCATTTCGTGGATGCAGGTATTCAGTTCGCTGCGTCCGTGTGTGTCCTGGTGAATACGAATCATGCGAGTGTCAATGCAACACTCACCCCAGGTGTCATCGAGGTCTGTGAGTTCCCACCCCCACACCTCGCCATTCACGTCGATGGGTCGTTCCAGGTGAGCAATCATGTCGCCATCCTTGTGAGAGAGGCCATTTCACTCGACTGCGGATTTCCGCCGAACATGAGTGACTGCATTATCTGACTCTTCCCCTGATTGGATGCCCCTGGCCGATTCACACGCTCTGAAGTGTGTGACGTGTGGGCTGGCTTCTGTGCAGCCGGGATGATTGGCTTCTCGGGCTGAGCCTGTGGCTGCCCGACGAACATGAGCATCTCTTCCAGATCCTTCATGTTCGACAGCTTGGCAATCAGCCTGAACAGCTTCTCGTAGTTGATCGCAATGCCTTGCTCTTGCATCGCCTGCATGTTCGGCAAGACGAACTGGTTGAAGAACTGACTGATCGTGTTCAAGCGAGACGACGGAGTCGGTTGCTCCATCGAGTGGGGGACGACCGAGAAGTTGTATTCAAAAAAGTCACCATCCCGAAGGTCGACGCCATCTCGCACCGGCCATGTGGTTGTTACTGTGTACTTCGTTCCACCCAGCCTCTTAGTGATGGGGATCTCGATCAGCGGGTCGTAGTAGAGATACTCCGCGAGATCCTGACACACGGCGGTCGTGAACGTAATGACTTGGTCTTGCATGTCGTCGATACGCTTGGACGCAGACTCAGCCAAGAGTCGCTCCTGCCCGTACGTGTCGGCTTGCGGCGAGATGCCGCCCAGGACATCCAAATTACCGGCCATTGCCGAGAACATGTCTCGCATCTGCAGCATGAACCCGAGCGAGACTTGATTGATCCCGCCATAGTCCATCGACTGGACCGCATTTGGGTTGTCGGTCTGGAACGTCTCCCCATCCTTAGACTCGACAACCCGCCTCGCGTCCTCTTCGCTTTCACCTGTATAGGTGAACACGCTTTTCTGTCGCAAAGCTTGGTCAGCCAGCTTTCGCATGATCTGATTGATCAGCTCATGCAGGCCCATCCAGTTCGCCACAGTCGGCAAGCCCATCGCGTTGCCCGGCACTGTGGAGAAACTCAGTTGGTGATAGGGGCCACGTCGGGGTCCGGTCCATTCCCAGATTCCCAGAGGCTTGCCGGTCAGCATGCCGAAGCCAGAGCTGTCGGCCTCGCAGGTGACGATCAGCTTCTCAGCCGGTAGCCAGATCTCGTACAAGTCGACGAAGTCGGTGTACTCTTCCTGGATGTGGTCCGTACCCTGGGAGAGCGTCTCTGCCCGCTCGTCTGAGTTATGATTAAACGAACTCCGCTTGGACGCTTTGAGTTCTTGTCGTCGCTTCTTTTTGAATCCCGGAAACTCGCGTGCCTCTTCCAGTCGCATGCGGTAACGGTTGCCACAGTAAGAGATCTGGTCGAACCGAGTGACGCTCATGTCTTGGACCCAGTCGTCCAGAGTCACAGGATCAGCGTAGTATTGACCCCCGACGTGGTTGAATGATGCACCCTCGTCGATGCACATCCCAAGCTTGAGTATCCCGGATGGAGAAAAGATCGCCTCTTGGACAACTTCCCTGAGAGCCTGCAGTAAGTTGATCTCGTGAATCATATGATTCACTGCGATCTCCAACTCGGTGGCTGCGGGTTTGAGGTCGGGGTAGGGGGACTCGACCATCACCTGGGGATTCTTTGCCGCTAGTTGTCGCAGGTATGTCGACACCCCCTGTTCAATGAGATTGATGTAAACCTGACAGTCCGTGCCGTCGTCGGAGTAGTTCCCGCCCACGAGTTGTTGGATCGCAGCAAAGCGATTCTCGCGAAACGGACGCAGCTTGGACCCCGACCACTCGAAAGAGTCGTAGAATCGCCGCAAATCTCTCTCGTTGTTTGGGTTCATGCGTAGACTTTTGCGTGACCGGACTCGACCATCTCGTCATTCAGGTTGATCTCATCACCCTCGGCATCCCACGAGAGGATCGTCGCCAGATAACGACCGAACTTGCCCTTTTTCTCCACCCCGCGACGGTTCTTTTCGGTGCGGACCGTGATGATTCCATCCGGTCCCGAGTGCAGCTCGATCAGCCACTTCAGGTAGTCTGTAGCCAACTGCCCCGCCTCGGTGTTTCGCTCGGGTGCATTGATCCCGGACAGCCGAAGCTTCTCGGTAACGGCGATTCCGAAACCAAGGAAGAATGTGGCGACAACCGAATCACCGTCAATGACCCGGTCGATCCGGGCGATGTTGTCTTGTACTTCTCTCATTGTCCGTTGTTCTGTTGCCACATGCTGCAGTGGAATTGTGGATGGGTGCGAACTTGGCAGGCAGGACCTATATGATCGCTAATGGCAAACGCACGGGTTTGAGGATTCGGAGGCTCTCCGCCATCTGACTCCATTGCCATACAACACTGTGCCGCGTCCCAGTGCATGCAGTTGCTACAGCTCTCTACCATGTGATTCTTCGCTCCCGTTCTGAATCGCGTTGCAGTTGACGTCGCCAAGCCAAACTCCCAGGCAAGATGATGGGGTTCTTGGCCTTCTCTTCTCTGGTGGTGTCCTTCAACAGCTTGTAAGCCAAGGCGTCCGCGATCACTCGGTCGCCGTGGTTGTCTTTGCTGGATGACGGATCGGTGCTGTTGTTGGCTCGGCTGTGTTCGATTGAGTCGTTCGGCAGGTAGACATACTCGGCTGCCTGATCGTAACTCTCAGCTGAATGGACGATGATTTTTCGGCTAACCAGCCCGTCACGGTAGGCACCAAGCAATGTCCTCTTGGTTTCCTTAGTGCTGAACCACCCGGGAACATCACTAACCTTCTTGACGATCTTGGCGTCATCGCGGCGAAGGTATATGTTGCGGTAACCCGTTTCCAGAATTGTCTGACCAAATGGCCGACCGGGGCCATTCGCTTCCCAAATCAGGCTGGCGTTGTTGAAGTGCTTGGCGAGAGCAACAACAACGTGTGCGAACGACTCGGGCGTTATCCGCTGATTAACGTACTCAGCCACCTTAACGCCGGTAGTCTTGTCCACAATTGTAGCGGCAGACTCAGTGGCTCCCGTTCCCGAAGAGACGTCGCACCCGATGACGTACTTCCGGCCTTCATACCCCCCTGGCATACTCCCGTCCGGCGAATCAATCCAGGACCGGAAGTGCCCCTTCGGTGAAGGTGTGTAGCTGAGGATCTCATGGGTGTGGGGGTCATAGTCGAAGAACCCTTGAGACTTCGGATCGGAAGCGTTCTCTTCCTTTAGTTTGCGGAGGGTGTCGGAATCGAAGAACTGGTACGCTGACCCGAGGTAGTCGATGTCGAGTTCTTGAGCCACCTCAACTTGGTGAGATCGTCGGCTGCACTCGCGATCGTACCAAGGGCTTCGTAATCGGCCATCGAGAATGAAGGCATAGTCCGGTGGATACTCGTACTCTTCATCGAGTCGAATAAGCTTTCCGCCATTCGACGAGTAGAGGCCGAGGGCCTTTTCGGGGTGACGGCTCCAGTGGAGAGTGAGTCGTCGGGTCCCTTTCTCCCGCTGGGTGTAGAAAGCGTTTCCGGTCCCCTTGGGGGTGGAGTTAAAAACACGACAATCAGTCGCGTCTCCGGTCGCCGCCAGAACTTCAGGGCCATTATCAACCGAAGCGAATTCGTCAAGGCCGATAGCAGTACGGCGGTCACCACGAGCCACATCGCCAGTTGTAGATTCGCCATCAATTGTGCTCCCGTTCTCTTTGTTGTACAGGTGGAGCTTTCGTCGCTCCAGTGCTGGTCGCATCCACGTTGGGATGTACTTCAGCAGGAAGTCAATCTTCCAGAACAGCGACTTGGGGTCACCGCTCTTGTCGACGAGGTCTTCCTTCCGGCTCACCAACAGGAAGGACTGCATGGGGTGGAATAGCCACCGCCACGCGAACGTCGTCAATAGAATCCAAGAAGCCCCCATGTCACGGGACTTCTCGATGAGCAAGTCTTCCTTGCCCAGGATCTCGTCGATCTCCCGAAACGACTCGATCTGAAACCCATACGGAATGAACGGCAGCTTGGGCTGTGTCCCTCCGTGCGTCTTGCGAGGATCATAGGTCCAACAGAAGCCTTTGACCCAGAAGTTGATGTCCTCGGCACACGCCTGCATCAGCGCCCGTCGCATCTCCGGGTCTTCGGCGGCGGCTTGGTACATCCGTGCTCGCCAACGAAGGTTCCCTACTAGGTCGTCTGGGATTCGCTGGTGGTACTCTGACACGGCTCCACGTCTTTGATTAGTTTCGACTTATCATTGAGGAGTTCTATAATCCCACCCTTGGTCCAGTAGTCTTGGCCTTCCACTTCCTGAATAAGCCCATTGGTTACGAGAATCATATCCCCGTCGTAGTCCTCCACCACAAGAACATCCATCTCTTCGTTGTTGGGGTGCTGCCAGATTTGCCCAGGCTTGACCTTTATTGGGTCCGGCCCAGGTTCCGGCTCCACGTCTGGAGTCTTGGGTACACAAGAAGACAGCAGCTCTCCCTGTTCCTTGATGCACTGGGCGTTGTAAGTCACCAACTCCATGATGCCATCGCTTCGCTCTTTGTTGTAGTGGCGGTCATCTGCAAGGTCGGCCTTCAGTCGTGCAACCTTGACCTTAGTTTCTCCGATCCGCTGATCCTGGTGATCCAGCCGCTTGCTTTGGTCTTCCAACCGAGACGAGAATGCCCGAACCACTCCGGGGTACTTGTCGGACTCAGCGGCGTGGTGTTCGAGGTCGCGGACCTTATCGGCTAGTTCGTTGATCCGGGTGGAGAGCTTCTGGTCACCCTCGCGGTAGTCTCGGCTGCTCCTGCCACAAGACTCGTTGAGTTGGACAAATATCTCCCGGTTATTGTCGGCCATAACCTGAGCCGAGGTCACCTTGTGGTAGAGTTCATCAACCTTGATCGCAATCGGCTTCAATAGCCACATCAGAAGTTTTGCGTACATCGTGCTCATAGTCTTTCTGCGATTAGGTTCCCTGGACGTATTCCCCGTACGTGTTCAAAAAGCTCTGCATATCACTCCCTGTTCGGTAGGGGGTCCCTTTGCAGTTCAAGACTACACCCTTGTGGAGCAGCTAGTAGAAGCACCTTCCAGACCGAAAGTGGTCGGCAATGATTGTGGCCTCGTAGGGCTGAATTCCCGCCCCTGGGTCAATAATCCACCGCTGTCCGGCATGGATGCGAAGCCCAGGCTCATCCGGCTTGGGCTTGTCCTCCCCTTTCGGGGTTTCCAGATCGTTGAGACGCTTCTCGTTTTCTTGCATCCCTTGAGCGAACGCGGCGTTCTTCAAGGACTGCGACGTGCGCAAAGACCGGACCTCTTTCGACAGTTCGTCGATCTTACTCCTCATACATACGGCATTTCGCCTCATGTCAAGAATGATGTCAGAGTTCCTGGCGATTGCCCGATTGACTTCTTGCTTTTCTTTTTTCCAGAAAAACATCGTGCTCATACTCCCCGCAGATCGCGTACGAATTGTGATTTCTCGTGCAGGATGGCCTCTAGATTGTGGTGGTCAAACCACTCCTGGTCTCCACCGACCGGCTTGTTTAAGGTGTAGGTGGTCATCAAGCCGTAGAAGACGTCCTCGCCGTCCCAGCTCCGCACAACCACACA